CTTGTCGATACTCCTCCCCTCGGCTTTTACACACCTTCGGATACCCCCGGACTAAAGGGCAGTTTCGGGGTAGCAGCCTCAGACAAAAATCAACCGGCCGCAGCCGGTAACACGATCGCTGCTGCACGTTCTCCCGAAGTAGCCGAAGCTATGCGAAAATCCGAAGAGGGGCTGAGAAACGCCGGTAAAGTTATACCCCCGATTGCCGGGCTTGGTGGTTTGGCGTACGGGGCTTATAAGACGTACAAGGCAATCAAGGGTGCGACCGAGGCAGGAAAAGCAGGCGCAGACGCTTTCGCCAGAGCGGCTACACAAGCCGGGCAGGCTCCGGTTCGTTCTGGTGTGCGCGTAGGTGAAGGCGTGGTGGAAGGGGCGGCTCGCCCCGTGCGCACGCCTAAACCCACCCCTCCGGCTACCTCTCCTTCTGCCCCCGCCGCTCTTGGGTCTGGTCGCACAGCTCCAGGCGCTGCGCCTGGTAATCCCCAGAGTCAGGCTCTGGCCCGGGCCCCGGTAGAGGCGGTGTTCATAGAGGACGCCCCTGCTGCCGCTGTGGCGTCGGGCGCTCGTCAGGGTCTGCCCGCCCCCGCTCGTAAAGCCTTGCCTTCTCCCCGAGGAGGTGAAAGGGTAGGCGAAGGTACGGTGCAGGGAGCCGCTCGCCCGGTTCGTAAACAGAAAGCCATATCCAAGGACGCCGAATCCTGGAAGCAAATTACGGAACCCTTGCCTAACAAGGGCTCTGAAAAGACAGGAACTCGTCTGCCCAAAGGCACCCGAAAGGAACTCAAGAAAGTATCCAGGTTCATCGGGGAAGGCAAAAAGAACAAGTAAGGAGTATCTATGCCTCAGACTCAAGGACCCGTAGTAATACAAAATCCCCGGCAGCAGAACTACTTTGGTGCCGCACTGGGCCAGGGTCTGGGGCAGGCTGCCGGTGCAGTCCTCTCAGGGGTGGCCGGAGCTGCCGGTAAATTCCTGGGGAACCTCATTCACGAGGATCCCCAGGAGGCTCTAATTAAGGCCAACACTGATGTAACCCGGTCGGCTAACCTGCAGAACGCCCTGGCCGCTTACCAGAACTGGTTGGCGGCTGGTGGCGAGGACCGGGTAAACAGCCCAGAGAGCCGTTCTCAGTTTGCGCGGTCCTATCACCTGGATGATGAAGAGGCTGCTGCGTTTGAATCGTTGGCTGCAAGCACCGATACCAAGTCGGGAATCCTGCAAAAGGCTAACTCGAATGCCGCCACTTCCTCTGAGTTGTCTGACTACGAGCAGAAGCAGGAGGGGCTAGCACCATTTACAATCGGCGGTGGACTGTCTGCTTCGGTTCCTCCGCCTGAGATGACTGCTCAGGGAGGTACTTCCGCCCAAAATGGTAAGGCAAGCACAGGGGTAGCACCTGCTGCCGCTGCTTCCCTCGTGCAGCCCACGGTACCTACTGCCTCCAATACTTCCCCTGAGAAACTGGCGGAGATTCAAGCCAAAGCTGAGAGCCCTTTGACCCCTCCTGCTCCTTCGGCTCAGGCTGAGGCTCAGCAGAAGGAGTTGGCGGCTGGTACTACGGTAGCCCCGGCTAAGGAGCTTCCCCCTATCGCGCGTAAAGCAGACGCTCTCGTGGAGCCTCCGGCCCCCAAGCCTGCGCCTATCTCCCCGCAGGAGGCACAGAAGCGCAGGGCTTTGGCTAATCTGGCATTCACCCGGCTTCAGGGTACTATGGCCCAGTTGGGGCAAATTCGACTGGCCCACGAGAAGGGTACCGTTGACCCCAAAATGACCAACGCCGCTGTGGCTATGACTCAGGCTATGGAGTCTGACATCAACTCGATGGTGGAGCAGGGTTTGGCCCTTCAGGGGTTACCCCCTAATCGGGATGTCAACTTCGCGAAAGCCTCGTATCAGCTCGCTGCGTACAAAGCATCTCACGACCCAGTTATGATGGAGCGCCTGAAGGCGGCGGGGTGGGATACCGACCAGATTATGAGCGAAGGCCAAAAGTGGGTAGACACTGCTTCCAAGATGAGTCCAGCCGCTTTGACTATGATTACGCCAATGGCCGACCTGTTCAAGTTTGAGCCCGGTAACCAGAGCACCATTAACGCATCTATCGCCAAGAACCACCTGGAGTTCAACAAGCAGGTGCACGCCGACGAGGTAAAACAGGCGAACGAGATGATGCAGCTACGGCGCAACGAGGACGCCCGTCAGGATAAGATACTAGCCACCAAGCTGGGACTCGATATGGAAAACGTCCGAGGGCTTCGGTTGTCCAATGACCTGAAGGAGCAATTGATGGGGCCTATGGCCGAGGAGGGACGCCTCAAGGTATCGCAGCTCCGCCAGCAAATTCAGCAACAGGCTAAGGAGTTCGGAGTTACTCTAGAGGGGAAAGAGCTGAACAATCTGGCTTCGTACGCGGTGCTGGTGGACCACGACTACGACGTATTTCTGAAGATGCAATCCCGCCAGGATACGGCAGACGCAGCAGCCGAAGCGAAGGCTTACGACCGTATTACCAAAATCGAAAAAATCCGCGCCGACTACATCAACCAGACTAAGAAGGGCAACTTAGGGGCTTTGATTGATTCGGTCTCCAAGATTTCCCCAGCCGAGGTTGAGCGGAGAGCTAAGAAAAACCCGACCGCTTTTCAGGAGGCGCTGTCCCTGGTGGCTGAAGGTACTCCCACAGAAGCTGACAAGGTGCAAGCAGCCATTGCAGTGGAGAGCCACGAATACGCCGAGTATCTGAGGCAACTCCACGATTACGACAAGGCCATCGAGAAGCAGAACGCGCTTATCACTCGGATTGTGGCCAAGCAAGACAAAGGCGTGGCAGCAGCCTTCACAGAGTGGCAGAAGGCGATTCGTGACCCTGCTAACGCTGGGCAGGTTGCTGCGCAAAAACGCAACCTGGATTTCCAGTTGCAATCTTATGCCCAGGGAGTGTACGACAAGCAGCGCACCCGGATTATCGACGCCGTGAAGGGTATGGATACCATCACCGCTAAGCAGGCTCTGCTGAACAGCCCTGACAAGCTGGATGTGATTCTCGGTAACTTTGCGGTTACGGACGGCAAAGTGAAAGTCACTTCAGGGGGCTTAAGCGACGAGGAGAAGGCTGCGCTATTCATTATGGCGAGGACGCCGGGTGGTGTTATGTCCCCAGACCAGTTCTCCAAGATGCAGCTAGGACCCCAGACCTTGGGACAAAGGTTTGGCAAAAATACACAAGAGGCATATAATGCCTATAGGAAATTCCAACAGGTGGTAGGCGCGAATGCAACTTGACCCCCAGGCCGCAGAACTATTGATGATGCCTGAGAAGAAGGAGGAGCCCCCCGCTCCTCCTTCCTCTATGCCAGTTCAGGAGGACGCGGTGCCTGATGACGCTGCCGCCTTGCTGGATGTTCCAGCTCAGCCTGTTCCCTCGAACAACAAAGGTACCGTGGTTATGGACGAATGGACCAAGGCCACGGTGGCTGACTTGCTCAAACCCAAGCAAGAGCAGGTGGCCAAGTACCCCCAGGCTACGCCATACGACGTAGCGAGAGTTGCCACCGAGTCCGGCATAGGGCTACCCAACGAGCCCGGTCCCCGGGAGCAGCCCACCCTGCTGCCAGGACGAAAAGACCAGGTTAGCTACGTGCGTCAGTCTGTGTACGGCGGTGCTGACGTGGCCGGGCTGAAGGATGCGCCTTTAGGCGGAGCCTACCTCCTACGAAAGTACGCCAACGAGAACGGTCTGGAAGTACTATTCACCAGCGGCGCTCGCCAGAATGGTGGTGACAGCTACCACGATTTCGCCGAGGCTGTAGACGTGCGTATTATGAAGCGCGGAAAGTCTGGGCAGCTTTACGCTATGAGCCCAGAGGAGGAAGTGCAGTGGGGGGTCAAGCTGGGCAAGAAGGCCGGATGGGCTTCGATGCTCAACGAGATTGGTTTTGACCCCGGTGGGCACAAGACCGGCGACCACTTGCACTTCGCCTGGGGCGTGGAGCGCAACCTGAAAGGCGACCCTAGTCACCACCTTCTGAATGAGCGATACCCGGAAGATGCCAACTATCTGAAGATGAACCCCAGCGCCAAGCTGGCCCCGGCTGGTGACAAGAACCGCAGCCGTATACCGGCTATGGCCGAAGTCATCGCTAAGGCCGAGGGGCTCGACCCGGACATCTTCGTCAGAATGGTGCAAGCAGAGTCTAACTTCGACCCGGCAGCAGTCTCCTCAGTGGGGGCTACCGGTCTGGTTCAGATGATGCCAGACACGGTCAAGGAAGTAGCCGCTCAGCTAGGGGTATCCCCCGAGGAGTATTACGCTAGCCCCCACATGCAGCTCAAGTTCGGGGCTCAGTATCTCAAGACCCAGCTCAAAGCCAACGGCGGAAACTACGCCAGGGCGCTGGCTGCCTATAACGCAGGTCCCGGTGCTCTGGACGAGTTCAAGAAGGGCAAAGAGATTTACGCCGAGACTCGGAACTACGTCAAGAATATCCTTGGCGATGTTCCTGATTCGGGGATAGCCAGCGAGCAGGATGCGATTGCAGCCATTGTGAATGGTACCGGCCGCACCCTGGACCCGGACCACGAGAAGAAAGCCGTCCAGCACCTGAGCAACGGAGTCAAATCAGAGTCCGAGGGGTTCCTCTCTCGACTCTGGGAGTACGGAGAGAATGCGCTCAGTAAGATTCCGGGTATGCAAGGGGCCGCCCTTGCTTCAGAAGCATCTCGTAAGGGCTCTTTGGAAGCAGTCATCGAAGACCCATCGTCCAGATATCGCAAGCAGATAGCCGATGTATCGGATTTTGCCGGTCTGGGAATGGGGCTTGACCATTTCCTTCCCTGGTTCCAAGAGAAGCTAGAAACCCGAGAGTCTCAAAAGGCCGAGGTGGCTGACCACAATCTGTTCGACCAGGTATTCGGAGAGAACGGAGCCGTCCAGCGCAACATCCCGTCCTTGATTGGGATGTACGTAGGTGGCGGAGTAATACACAAAGCCCTCAAAGGGCTGCCTATATTCTCGGCTGCAGGCAAGGGCACGGCAAGCGCACTGGATACCCTGGCCTCCAAGTCTGCCAACCCTATGATTACCAACCTGCGTGCTATGACCGCAGGAGGGGCTGGTAGTCAGACGGCTAAGTTCACAGCCGATTTGCTGGAAAGCTCTGCAGTAGGGGCTACAATGATGGGAGTCAGCGGAGCTGTAGACTGGCTCACCACCGAAGGGAATGACCCCATCTCAGACCCTGCGGGTTTGGCCAAGGCAGTGGTGGCCCATAGCGCCATAGGCGGAGGGTTGGGCATATTCTTGGGCACGTCCTTGCCTATGTTGGGGGCTACCCTTCTCAACACCGCCGGTAATCTGGCTGGTAAGTCGCCTATGGCCAACAACCTGATAGGGGCTATAAGCGAATTCTACCAAGGTGCTAGCACAATGCAGCGGGCGTCTATGCGTACCATTGCAGGGGCCGGACTGGGCGGAGCCCTTGGAGCCGCTTCTGATATGCTGGGAATAACGTCCACCGTATTTGGAGAGGACTCAGGCAACTTGGGTCTTACGGCAGGTACAGGAATAGGCGGAGCTGCTGGGCTCGGCGTTGTCCCAGTCTTGTCCAAGGTTATGAATTGGAGCGGCCTGTCCAAAAAGCTGGCCGATTCTCCTATGGGCAAAGCTGCCGCAGAGTACGCCGGTAAGGTTGTAGACAATCTGAACACGGCGCAACTCCGGGCTATGACCAAAGACATTCTGGATTCGACTGACCAGGCTATGGACCTGAGTTACCGTGACCGTACGTTCCGTATGGCCAACGGCGCAGACCTGATGCTGACCAAGTCCTTGGAGTCTCTCAAGGGCAACATCACGGAATCGGCCAAGAAAGCTACCATAGCTCTGTCCGAGAAGCAGAAGCTGGATACCGAATTCCAGACTATGGTGCAGCAGATGGAGGCCGGTGAGAAGTCTATGCCCCAGGCTGTAGACTTCCTGAACTCCAAGCAGCAGTTGGAAGCGGAGTTCGCCGAACTACAGAAGCAGGGTGCGCAACTGGCTGAACAGGTGAAGAAGGGGCAAGCACCCGGTGCGGCTCCTATCCCCGGCCTGTCTCCAGAAACCCAGCAAAGCCTGGGAGGTGCGGCTACGCAGGCGCAGCAGATGTCCGCAGCCCAGGTCAGTGGCACGTTGATTCAGGCCAAAATCGCCGAGGTTCAGAATCGTATTGAGGGTATGAACGACATCCTCAAAAAGGATAAGGACCTGAATGCGCAGGTTATGCGCCTGACCAACAACCGGAATGCTATGACCCAGAGAAAGGCTGCTTACGAAGCAAAGTCCCTGGAACTCACCAAGCTGGCCGAAGACTCCAAAGCTGTGCTAGAGGGATTTCAGGATACCGAGAAAACCCTAAGCAACCTTCAGTCCAAATTCCAGGACATTATGAAGAAGGCGCAATCTCCCGAGGATTTCAGGGCAGACTTTGGGGATGTAATCGAGCTGCCCAAAGTATCAGAAACTGTGGATAGCACCCTGCTAGACCCGGTAAAGATGCGGGAAGCGCATAAGGATGTTCTGGCCGATTTCGTGAATCAGGTGATGCACAAGTCGGTATTCCAGGGGTCTACGCCTGTTCCGGCCGAGCTGATTAACGACCTGTCCGGTCAGTATATGACTATGCGGGCCAAGGGCGGCAAGCTGCGCGAGAATGCCAAGACCGTATTTGGTGACCTGAAAGAACGAGTCAGCAGCCTGAAAAAGGAGCTGAACGTGAAGAGCAGTGATTCCGGCGCTTTGATAAAAGCGTACAGGGATTCACTGAGCACCGAGAAGGTCAAAGGCGTCTTCAGTGCTGACAAGAAGTTGCTGGAGAAGAAGGCCCAAACCCTGCCATTCGACAAGTCCAAGGTACACCAGGGCGGCAAGTGGATGGCTATTGATAGCACGGTGCTATACAAGGATTGGTACAACAAAGCCATAGACCATGAGATGGGTCAGCTAGAATGGCACCAGCACAATACAGCCAGGGCTATCGAAAGAGGTATTGATGTAGGGGACCTGGACCCCACCACCCCTATTCCAGAGCCCCAACCTGTAACCCGGGAGCAGGCCATCGTCAGCCTCAACAAGCGCATATCCGATTCGGCCAAGACCTGGAGAGAACAGCTTATGTGGGGTGACTATACCCCGTTGGAGAACGGCAAGGCTGACTTGATTGAGAAGCTGGGTTACGCCCAGGCTCATATGGATTTGGGAGAGTCTCACCTGATTCTGAACGTCGGTGAGGATATGAACCGTAAGGTTCTGTCTCAAGAAGTCACGAAGATGTACAAGCAACAGAAGATGCAGGAGCTGAAAGACCTGCTCTCTGAAATCGAGGCTACCGAGAAGTTGGTATCCGGGCCGTTAGCCAATCCCATAATTCCTGATTTGAAGAAGGCCAGTGACACGGGCAAGCCGTACTCCACGGCTGTGTCCGGTCCATACGCTATGGGGGCCGAACCCCGAGAGATGCTGAACCCGGAGAAAACCGTGCAGTACCTCTCCAAGCGCATTCAGCAGTTGGAAGAGGTAGTCAAGGGACAACCCTTCACCGATGCCGAGAAGTACCAACTGTATCTGAAAAACGGAGGCAACCTGAGTATGTCTCCGGCGGCTGTACAGGAGTTCGTAAAGAACGGCGGCGACCTGTCCAAAGCATCTCCCGAGGTTCGGGCGTTCATCGACTACAACACCCTGCACCACATTGAAGAAATCAAGCGAGTTCGATGGCTGGACCGAAATGTTATCGGACAGGCAGCAGGAGGCAGTGAGCGCATCGTTTCCGCCAGTCGCGAACTCCGAGCAGCAGGTATCCCCGAGCTGTCTGACCCTACGGTACAACCCATCATCAAGTTCGTTGAGGAGACTTTGTCCCAGATCGACTCGGCCAAGATTATGGACTACAACCAGTTCGTGTCCGATATGATTCGGTCGGATTCTTTTCATATGCGCGACCTGCAGGGTATCGCTTCCAAGGGCTGGCAAGACCTGATTGAGGGCCGCAACCGAGCTGTTCACGTGGTGATGGAGGAGATGATTGTTCCTGCCTTCAACAATGAGTTCTCCAGGTTCAAGGAAGCCCTGGGCAAAGAAATGACTCCTGTAGAGGAGGCCGCATTCTTTCGGGAGATGGCCGACTCCGTAGAAGACCTGGGCGAAATGAAGGCGTTCAAGGAGAAGTACAAGGACAAGGCTGAGGGGCTCATCAAGCTGCACTACGGCGTGCAGAGCGTGTTCGAAATGATTCGTGCCAACAGCCCGGAGCTATACGATTGGGCGCGTGCCAACTACTGGCCTCACCGGTGGAAGAAGCTGGCCGAGCACAACTCCCTGGCCAAGGCCCTGGGCAAGGTGGGCATCTCGGCCGAGATGGCTTCAGAGCACGCGCGTGAGCACCCTACCTTGAAGTACGCGGACACTCAGCGCGAAGAATTCCGTAATATGCTAAAGAAGAAGCGTATTACGGAAGAGGAACTCCTCGGGGAGTTTGATGACGACCGCGCCAAGCTGTTGGAGTATGGACGAGAGCCTGCACAACAAGCACAGTGGGACCGACTCACCGTCAAGGAAAAGGAAAAGTTGCGCAAGGTGGCCGACAAGAAGGCTATGTTGCTGCTGGCTGATGACCCGGTATTAGACCCCCGGGAGCTGTACCGTATGCAGTTCTCCAGCGTTTGGAGAGCTGACGCGGTTCGCCGACTGCTGCGTACCTGGAATAATACGCACGTCCCGGCCATTCTGAAAGACGGCTCCAGCAAGATGTACCGTCTGATGGAGATTGGGGAGGGTAAGGGCAACTACCAGGTAGGCGAGATGGTTAACGGCAAGGTGGGCAAGCTCCGTCCCTACCACAACCTGGGTGAGATGGAGAGCTTCAAAAACGTGAAGTTCCGGCACCCGGACTATGCTGAACCTGTGAACGCCAAGGATATTTGGATTCACCCGGAGCTGTGGGGCTACCTCAACAATTTTGTGGGTGGGGATACCCGGCCCTACACCGGGGCTATGGGTACGCTTGCACGGGGTTGGGAACTGGGTATGAACGTGGTTCGTAATTCGGTTCTGATTGGTCCGTTCTTCTCCCACATGCATCAGATGATTAGCGGTTCGATGGGTGAGTTCTGGCGCACCCCGATGCGGGCTGCCAACCTGATGGGTGCGGGTAAAGCCATCCGTGTGCGAGGATTGGAAGGGTCGGCTTCTCTGGCCGAGGCCGTACGTTCTGGTCTGAACGTCAAGATTATGGAACACGGGACTCAAGCCATCGCCCACAGCTTGGTGCAAGACTACGGCCTGGACACGGCCAACAAAATCTACGGGGTCGAGAACCTTGGATTCCTGAAATTCTTGCAGGCTATGGACCCAACCGACCCGATGAACAAGGAAGCTCGCAAGCAGTTGGGCACGGTGGGTGGATTCGTAGCCGACACCGTAGGCACCCTGACCAAAGCAGACTACGTGATGAACCGCGAAATGCTGTTCAAGCCTATCGAGCAGGGGCAGTTGGCAGGGTTCTGGTTCCGTACTATGGAGTACCTGAGAGAGCACCAAGCCGAGCTGATGGAGCTTCCTCCAGAGCGTCGTATGGCGGTAGCTCAGCAGTGGGCGGCCGATATGACCAACCGGTATATGGGTACGCTCCCTGGAGCCCTGGTCAACAACCCCATACGGCAGGTCATCAACAAATCGGTTATGACCCCGTCCTGGTGGATGTCCAAGGCGTACACCATTGCTGATGGTATCGACAGCGCGGTGTTCATCGCTGCGCACAAGGCGTCTGGCGGTCGTATCAAGCGTTCCCTGGCTCAGGCAATCGGGCGAGAGGCGTTCTCGATGTATCCACCAGAAGTCCGTATGGCTGCTCGTACCAGAATGGCTACCGGTATCGCAGCCGGGCTGATCGGGTCCTTCGCCAGCGTTATTGCAGCACAGTACATCATAGACCGCACGATGCCTTGGGAAGGCAGCCCACCAGACAAGTGGCTGCACGTCCGGTTCGGTGGAAACTACTACACCGGCCCGGTCCAGGGCTTCACTCGTGACCTGTTCAAGGACATTTTGCATATCTACGGCAACTATGCTGACGGCAAAGGAGTTATGGAGAACGTATTCGACACCCTGGGCCGGGCAGTGTCGCGCACCCTGGCTCCCCCGGTCAAGGGTGTAGCCGCCATCCTCGGTGCCAACCTCCCGGGTATGACGCAGAGGGATGGAGGATTCTCGGAGCGGGCTCTCGGTTACCTGGACGAGTACTCCTCTCAGCTCTCGTCGGCCCCGGAACTGGCCGGGTTGGACAGCAACGCAACCTTCTCAGACCTGGCTGCCAAGGTATTCTACCCGTTTCTGTCTGAGGACAGGAAGCGGGAAATCTCGGCCAAGACTCTAACCAGTGAGCAATACCTGGCTCGTATAGGTGGATTCTTCGATACCAAAGATGAAGGCGAGTTTATGCGTGCGCGAGGAGAAATCCACGACCGTAAACGGGCTATTGAAGCAGAAGACGTAAGGAGGCTATCCCCTTATCTGAACAAGATACGGCTGTACTATAACTCTGGCGATACCGCCAAAATGACCGACGCTATGAAGTCCTTGATGAATGCTTATTCACAGGGTACTCCTGTCACTGACCGGGCTTTGAAAGCCCTATATCCCAATGGCTACAGAATGAGCCAGCAGAAGCTATCTTCCTTGATCCGACGTGCTATCAATCCAGACTCCGCTGCCTTCCAAGGAGCAGGCCCGGAGACTGTATTGGGTATGGTTAACCTAACTGGCGAATTGGATGACGACGAATGAGAGCGGATCAAATCAAGCACAGGTTTCTTTTTGTGACGGCCACGGCGGCCGCGCAGGACACCCTGCAAATGTTCTCCTGGAGGCTTCTTCAGGAGGGGCACGAGATAGGAGTTATGGGACCCAATGGTATGAACCTACCAGAACAGGTGCAGTTCTTTACCAGGATACCTGATGCAATGGAATATGCCCCGGAGGTAATCATCCCGCTGGATGAGCCCAGCATAAGGGCATCGGTGAACATCTTCGGCAAGAAGCCCAAGTTCGTAAATAAGGATCCACTGGCCTACCAGATTGCAAGCACTCGTTCTTTTGGACTAAGCCTGATGGCGAAAGCTGGTCTGCAGACGGTCCCATACTACGTGCTGAACAACCAGAACGATATGCTTCGGTTCCGGGCCAAGCAGGCAGAGTCTGAAGTACCCTGGGAACTGTTCCCAGACCATCCTGATATGCTGCACCCGGCCCCAGATGGTGACCTTGGAATCCAAATGGTACAGGGTCAAACCGTATCAGTAGGCTTCCTTATCAGCGGCAAGCACCTGTGCAAGCCCTCCTTTGTATACTCCCCTCTGCTGGGACTGCTGGAGAAGGGGGGCATCCGGGACTTCCGGGGTATGGTGGTATGCCCTGTAAGCGGAGGAGTCCTGGAATCAGTGGGTACTAAAATCCGCCACGCTATCTCGGCTATGGGGGCTGTAGGTTTCGTGTTCGTGGACCTGTTGTTCCAGGATGACGCCACCAAGCCGCTGGTTTCCCGAATCAGTTTGATACCCCCAAAGGGATTCTTTGCTGCACTGCTGCTCTCAGACCTGATTCAGCAATCTGTAGGCCAGGCTTTGTACAGCGTAGCCAAGGGAATCAGCTTCAACTGGAAGTTAAAGACGGGGTGCCTATCCTGGGCTCGGTTGATAACCGACTGCTCCTCCAGAACGGAGTTCCCAGAGGAGCAGGGATTTTACCAAACATCTTCCACAGCAGAAGAATATGAGGTAGGATTCCACGTAAGCACTGAGACAGATGTACCAGACGTGTTATGGGAGCTTCGCCCTTCGGCCGAGGTAAAGCTAAGGACGGAGGAGCTAGGCGCTCGGTTGTTGTCAGACCTGGCAGGGTTGGGGATTGTCCCGTGCAGAGGTACTCAGCCCGTGGAACCCGCCCCAGAAGAGGTTCAAGAAGAGGAGGCAGAATATGAGTATGCAGAGGGGTAGCACCCCAACACCGGTTATCCCCGGTACCTGGACCGGGGCTACTACGTGGACCCCCGCCTCTTCGGCGGCACCTTTCCCGGTCTACACTGCTGCCGCTCCTGTTGCGGTTACGGCCGGGTCTGTAACCTGCTCCAACGTGGCTACGGGTGCAAGTGCTATTGTGGCTGCCGCATCCACCACCCGGAGAAAGCTACTGCTTCACAACTCCGGGTCTGTAACCGTCTACCTCAACAACGGAGCTGCTGCGGATAATACTAAATTTCCTCTTCCAGCAGGTTCGGGAATTGAATTCACATCCGAAGAGGGAACCGCCCAACTTGAATGGCGAGCATATTCAGCCTCCGCAGGGGTGCTGGGTATTATCGTAGTGGAGGGTTAAGCCGATGCCAAAGATATTCGGAGGCGGCGGCACCACCGACGCCGGGGACCTCACCACGGGAACACTGGACGCCGCGCGTTTGCCGGGTGTCCTGGCCAACGTCGACACGCAGGCGGAGCTGCTGAGCGCTGCTGCCGCTGCTGCGGCGTCGCACACTCACGCCGCCTCAGACATTGCAAGCGGGTCCCTGGCCGCTGCCAGACTCGCTGACGGCACCGCGACTGCCGGGTATGTGCCAATGAGCGACGGCGACGGGACCAGCACCTGGGGGGCGGTGAGCGACTCGACCAAGTTGCCGCTATCAGGGGGCGCGATGACCGGGGCGCTGCAGTGGAGTGGCACCCAAACCAGCGCCGGGAACTCCATCGTCAACCTGTTCCGAGACTCTACCGGCGACCTCAATATCAACGTGGACACCGGGGATGTGGTGGATTTCCTGGTTTCGGGGACGTCGCAGGCGACGATTGGCAGTGGTGGACTAATTTTCCCAGCAAACAATAGTCCAGGCGCAAGCGCCTATGCAGTTTTTCGAGAATCTGGCGGAGCTACCATTTTGCAGGGCGCTGCCGGTGGTGGATACTCAGTGATGTCATCAAATGGGGGCGCTACTCCTCGGCATCTTGTTTGCGGCGCTTCTACTGGTTTTTGCGACGGCGGGATTATCTCGTCGCCGGCAGGCGTATCGCTCGCCGCTGCCGGAACTCGAACCGTTGTGACAGGCGCCAAAAGCGGCACCGTGACCCTGATTAACGCTACCGATTACAAAAGGGCTACGTTTTCCGTCGAAGCCGGGACTCCGGTAAAAATTGAGGGAGATGCTTCGTTTGTGGCGGGCTCACCGGGCGCTTCACAAATTGGTCTGGAGCTTTCCTCGGCTACGCTTCGCGTAAATAATGGCTACGCAGGCGCTAAATTGATAGCGATTCACGCAATTCTCAATAACGTTTAAGGAGCAAATCATGGCATACCTCAAAAATTTCCAGTCCCAACAATTCGCAGCGGAATTCCCTGGCGCTTATCACCGGGTAACCGTGCATGAAAAGCAGGCGCACTACGGAGTTATTGTGTTGCACGTTGACGTGTTTGCATCAAAACAGGCCGCATCACCTCCGCCTCCAACCCGTGAGATCGCTCGGGACGCCGAGGGCAACCTGATTCTCCTGGAGGACCGCACCGATTACGTTTGGGTGGATGTGCCGAGTACTCAGCGTAGTCAGGGTAATCCTATCGGATCGTATCAGGTGCAGGTGTGGAATCGCCAACCATTGGAGCGCAAAGCCGGAGATGGCGGCCCTGAGTTCGTGGTGGATGCGGCCGCTTTTAACGCACTAACCGGCAAGGGCGCACCCATCGCAGCGCCGCAGGGAACGCCTGACAAGGAAAAATTCGCGCCCAAGGCCCAGGCCTACAGGCTTCTCAAATCGTTGCCGTCACTGGCTGACGCGGTTGACGATAAATGAATCGCCTCTGGGCCGCTATCACGTGGGCTGTCTGCGTGGCTTTCTGGGCCATGCCAAAAATGATTGGGGGTAGGCGATAATGGCGCCCAGGTGGCTTATCACGGAGTCGCATGTGTTGGTGCAACTGCCCAACGGAGAATGGCTGATTTACGCAACGAGGAGTGGGGGGTAGGCGATGACTGTATCCGAATTACAAAAGGCTATAGCAACTCTTACGGCAGCCGCAGGGGCCGCAACTACCCTGGGGGCGGGATTTTTCGGGTGGCTGCGCGGCCGGGCGGAGACGGCCACGGCCGAGGCCAAGGCACAGACTGAACAACTGGCCACCCTGACGAAGGCCTTCGAAGCGCAGGCCAAAACGAGCCAGATACTGATGGATCGCAGCCAGCACCAAAGCGAGAAAATCAGCTCGCTGACTGAGGCGATTGCGGATGATGGAAAAATCGACTCCGGCGAGATTATGGCATTGGTGGCCGCTGCAGTCCAGGAGTTGTCGGCATGAGCAATATTTTTCGCGTTGAAGACCTAACAGTCTATTCCCTGGCCGACGAGGATCGGGTGGATATTGTCTGTCTACCTCCCGAAGGATCGATGAATAGTAGATGCGAGCGAGCCCGAAAAATTTGCTTGACTAAAGCTGAGGCTCTGGACCTAGCGGATAAATTGCGCTGGGCGGCAGAGCGGCTGTGATTGGCGCCCTGTGGGTGGCCTACCGGGCCCAGTGTGTGGCCTGTGTGAGCCCTGCAGAGAATTTGGCGCAGATAGGGAGGTAATAAAAATGGAGGCTATGGGTAACCAGGCGGTAAGTTGGATTCTGCAATTAAAAGAAATTATTGCTTTAGTGGCACTCCTTCTCGGCTGGTGGCACCTCCAGAGCAAGCATATTCCATTTTTGCTTATGCGGGAACAGGAAAAAGCTCGTCAGGAGGCCGACAGGTTTCAGCAGGTTCTGAAATCCCTTGAGGATAGGCACCAGAGTAATCACGCAGCTATTGAGAGGCTCCTAGAGAAACTCAACGATACGTTAGCAGACGGTCTCCAGCACCTTAAGGATGTCCTGGTGGAACACTATCGTTCAACGGACGGTAGAAACCTTCCGGCTACTGTGGAAAAAGCGCAGAATGCGATGATGAAGAGGGAGCGAGCCTAATGCCTGGTAATTCTTTTTTAGGGAACATAGTTTCTAGGGTGCCTTTAGGCAGCAACGGACAAGTTCTTACTGTGGACGAATCCACTATGAATGGCGTTGTGTTCAAAGACCCTGCAGTCACTCCGGCTACAACCAATGCCAGCGACCTCACATCAGGAACTTTGAATGCGGCCCGATTGCCGGGAGTATTGGCAAATGTTTCTACTCAACCTCAGCTCCTTGCTGCTGCAGGGGCGGCAGTTCCTACCAAATACGCCAGGCTATCCCGCGTAACTTCAAATCAATCCAGCATTTCAGGGTCTTGGGCTCAGGACTATCTCCAGTACAACGAAATCACAGAGGACAATGATGGGATTATAGATTCTATCAGCGGGGATGATATTACCATTGCAGAGCCCGGAACCTACCTGATACTGCAAACCCTATATTCCAATAACAACCTGGCAGGGTATATCAACGTCTCGGTGAATGGAGTGGGCGTTAGCACTTCCGACCCAATTATCCTGGCTTCCACTACCGCAATAGCCTATTTCCGGTATATGTGGGTAATCAGAACCACCGCCGCAAACCAGGTACTGAAAATGGGTTTCTTTTCCTTGGCCACATCTCAGATGGATTACACCGACTCTAATCGTCCAGGTAATGTGAACTTCCTCGAAATTTTGAAATTGGGGTAATACCATGCACTACGACAGAGAAAAACTTGGGGCTTACCTGGCTTCCAAATACCCGGATAAGTACGGGCCCTTCTCTCCAGAGATCCAGCTCCTGGCTGTAGAAGGCCCTAACGGAGAGGTCCTGGCAGAGATTGTTAAATGGATGGAGGGCTCCCCATTCCCAGACCCTGCCGAAGTGGATGCTATGCAACCCTCACAAAAGGATACTATCGACACTTGTGAGCAGGCTATCAAGGACGCCACCACTATAGCCGGGCTGAGGTCCGCCCTCCTTCGGCTGGTTAAGGTGCTCAAAGGCCAATGACAGCAGAGCAAATAACTCTCACCCATCTGAGCAACCTGTCCTACCGTTCCAGCAACGGATGGACCGTGTCAGGCGTTCCTGCCACCAATGGACAGGTATGGTACACTGTCGAGGACCCAGAAGGTAAGAAGGTTCCGTTCAAATTCACTCTCCTCACCCGAGCAAAAAACTGGATACGCGCCAATTCAAGGAGGCCCGATGAGTAAGTACGTTCATTTTCTTCGTCTGATTTTCTTCACCGCCATGCTGTACATCCTGGTGGCTGAGGTGGTGGAGTTCCCCGGTGAGAAAAAAGGAGAGGCCAAGAAAGACTTCATCCTTCGCAGTTTCAACGAGGGCATCGACGCCAAGTTCCCCAACACCCCCTGGATCGACTTCATCCAGGCGTGGGTGTCCAAGGCTCTGGGAGCCCTGATTGACTGGATGGTAGCCAAGGCCAAGGCCGAAGGCGGGCTAGACAAAATCAAGGCTGAAGTCCTGAGTTTTTTCTAGAGGGGGCGGGCTATGACTGGATTACAGAACCCCTTATCGCCAGGGCCATTAAGCCTCTGGTGCAGGCGATCCAAGATCGCTCGCCCCTCGATCTCCAACGCTATGCCGACAGATTTTCCTCGTTTACCCAGCTCTCAGGATTACTGGAGAGAATCGACGGAAGAGGTACCGACGAGCGGATCCGAACCCAGGTTCAAGATTACGCGGATCGCATCAGTGGAGGCGTCGTTATCGAAGCCCCAGACTGGGGAGGAAGTCTCCCTGATGCTTACTTCCATATTGCGGAAAAGTTACGAAAAGATGCTGGACTATAGTACATTACTGCTATTGTCCAAAGATGACACGTAGGAGGTGACATGCCCAAAGACACTCTGCCGATAGGCAACTTCGTAGACAGCATTATGATTGGGGCCGACAATACCGCACTGGTTGCGGACAGCACCAACGACTACAAGGCCAAGTTCCGCGCTATGACTATCTCTGACATCACCAACTTGCAGAGCAGCCTGAACGCGGTGGGCGGAGTTTACAACGGGCACGTCACCGGAGTAGGCGGTACGGGGGATGCCATCACCGGTACCATTTCCCCGGCCCGTACTTTGGCCGCAGGTGACCGGGTATCCCTCAAAGCGGGTGCCGACAATAGCGGTGCTACCACCCTGGCTTTGACTGGTGCTACACCGGCAACGGCTATCGCCATCCAGAAGAAAGGTGCGGCCTGCTCTGGAGGCGAGATTGACCAAAACGGTATGTATATGCTGGTCTACGATGGTACCGTTTGGCAGTTGGTTTGTGGTGACTGATGTTTGAACCGAAATCCATCCTCAGTCACAAGAAGGTCCTGTCCATTTCGTACCAGTCGCAGATGGACAGCGACACCGCTCAGTGGGGTCGTATGTGCGGCTCCTCCTCTTCGGCGATGCTCTGTGAATACCTGAAGGCCGGGTGCCTGAAGAACCACAGGGGGCGCCGAAGCGGGGAGCAAGTGGACGACTTCTATCTGCGCAAACTGAACGAACTGTTCGGGGACACCACGGACGCCAACGCCCACATCAAGATGCACCGCTGGTTGGGGTGCTATACCAAGTTTCGTCAGGATAAGACCCGCGAGACTTTGGAGTGGTACCTCGCCCACGACCTGCCTATTATGGTGGGCTGGCTGCACCACGGTTCCTACTATGCGCCCAACGCAGCCAAGAGCCACTGGTCCCTGGTCGTTGGGTACGACCCCGACGGCGACTGCTTTGTATTTCACGACCCGGCAGGCACCGCCAATATCCCGGGTGGTGGGTACATCAACAACCAGGGCAAGTACCGCAAGTACCCCTGGGAGCAGTGGCAGCGTCGATGGATGGCCGACACGCAGGGCAACTTTATGCCGGGCACCGGGTGGGCCATCGTTCCAGAAACGGACAAGAAGACCGGTCTGTACATCGGGTGAAAAATATGAAGGACGCATAGCTTCCAACTACTGCGCCCTTGTTTTTCTCTTCCTCGTACCCGTGGTAATAATAGCGGGTACGAGGAAGATTTTGCAATACACTGGATGCAATTGGTAATAATGTACTAGAGTAGTAGCAGGAGGTCGGAATGTGGCGAACACGCAACGCGCAAAATAGGGAAACCCGGCACACTTCCATTCCTGCTGACTCCGCCGGTTCTGCAGATGGCGGCGGGGTGTACTTTATCAACCGCATCCTGGATGACGAACTGAATTCAGGCGGAGCGCCTCCAGGCAGTCCAGCATCCGGTGACAGGTATATAGTACCTTCAGATGGTTCTGGGGCTTGGTCCAGCCTGGCTGGTAGATTGGTATCCTGGAATGGCGCTTCCTGGGCTACCCTTGGTTCCAGCGGTACAGACTACACGGTGGGGTCGCTGGCTCACGTTTACAATGAGAATCACCACACTGTGTTTGAGCGAGTCACCGCATCCCAGAGCAATGGGTTGGGTACAGCAGGGTCCACCTACCAGTTCTGGATTCCCGATTGGGTTAGGGACGCTCTGCATTCATTGCTGGTAGAGGTTATTCAGGACAAGGACCTGACGACTGCTCCGGCTACCCCGTTGACTAACTATCCTCGGTATATTGTAGGGGCCGGAGCCACAGGTGTGTGGTCAGGCAAGGATGGTAAAATCGCCCTGGGTGTGGTTCACGAGACTACAGGTACAAACGCCTGGATATTCCGCGACCCTGTGGAGGGTATGCTAACCTGGATAGCTGACGAGAACAAGTTCTATCACTACACCTCTGGCGGGGCTTGGGCTCCTCTAGGCGGCAACCTGGCTTTGAACGACCTGTCTGATGTTGTGGCCCCTAGTCCGTCCTTGGGTGACGTAGTGTACTTCGATGGTACGAACTGGGTTAACCAGCCCGCATCTACTCCAGGGGCTCACGACCTGGATTCCCACTCCGATGTGACTATCACAGCTCCCACTGACAGACAGGTCGTGCTCTATGATAACGGCACCTCGGAGTTCATCAACGACGACCTGAACATCGCTGACCTGGGCGACGTAAACCTGACCGGGCTGGCTAACGGATACACATTCGTGTGGAACTCCGGCACCAGCAAGTGGGACGTGGCAGCCGGGCCTGCGGCAGCCCCGCACCAATTCCTTTCAGCCAGCCACAGCAACACGGTTGTGACGGGCTCTCAGACCACCGGTGACGTGGCCTACTACAACGGTACCAACTGGACCAATCGACCCAACTCGCTGGCCAACTTGCTGACTGTGAGCATCACCGGTCCTGCATCTGGTCAGATTCTGACCTACAACGGCAGCAACTGGGTAAACGGGTCCGTCAGCGGAACCATCAACCTGGACGACCTGGCAAACGTCAACACCACGGGTAAGCTCAATCACGACATCATCTGGTGGGACTCGGGCACCGGTAAATGGGTAGACCGCACCCTGGTTCTCGGGGACATCAGCAACGTCAGCACAGCAGGCGCGGTTAACGGGCAGGCCCTGGTATTCAACGGGTCTACCTGGGCTCCGGGTAGCCCGACCGCAACCGTCACGGCCGAATGGGGCTACTTCTATTCCACTGGGGGCGGGTTTGTGGCCGGGTCTGGGAGCACCGTCACCTTACAGACAGCGTATACCCCGAACAGATTCGTTGTCCCGTCTACAGGCAAGTGGGCTATGATTGTTCATACAAGTGCTGCAGCCCCTGATATTGTCCTGGCCACCAGTGCTGGGTGGTTCTCTGCTGCCGCCACCTTCGGAGCTTGCCTGCTTGCACCGTTATCTGCCGGACAGTACTTCTATTTTAATGCAGGCCCTAGCCCAGTAGGGACACAGTACTCTGTAATAATATTCAAAGTAGGCAACTAAGGAGGCCCCATGTCCACGTTTGACAAGTCCACCAGAATGAACCTACCGGCAGAGAAGATGCTGCCGGAGGTAGGGCGCACCGGGTACCTCTCCAGCTCGCCCACCAAGGTTTGGGAGTCTGATAGCAATCTGCCAGCCCATGTGCGGTTGCTCATCATCAACACGGGAGCTGCCACCAAATTCAATGTGTATGTGGTGGATGACGGCGAGAGCCCGGTGGCTCTGGACCTGGTAGGCTACCAAGTGGATCTGGACACGAACGAGACTATGGCGTACCCGGACAACGACCTGTGGATTCCAGCCAATGCCGAGGTATGGGTGTCTTCTGTGGCGTCCGATCAGGTGCTTGCATACCTGATGGCACACAAGTACGTCTAGCTCTGCAGAACCGCTTCTAGCCTTTTTCGGATTACGGAGTCAGCCAGAGGAAACCAGACTGGGGCCACAGCGGCGTAATAGGTAGAGTGTATCCAGTAGTATTCAGTCCGAATAGCACTGTACATTTTTTGCGTGAGCGTTTTACTGCTGGTTACTGTCACGCTACCCCCGCTTCCGTATCACGTCGATAAGCGCGTCCAGGAACGCACTGACCGACAGGTCCCTGGACTCGGCTTCCCCTCTCAGCCATTCGGAATTCTCCTCCTTAAGGGAGAAGCTGCATCGGACCACCGTCTGGTCCACTCGACGTGCTCTAGCCATTATAGGGTCACTCCTTTTAATCGACGTATGGGCTTGGGTATCAGGTACCAAAATAATAACTGCACCGTAATAATATCGCCACGGCCATCATACCTCTTTGAAGTGCTCAGGTCTATCACTTGGGCATCGTCTACGTAAGCCCCCCATCCGCCCTTACCCTTGGGCATAAGCGCGTCCAATACTTGCTTGGCCAGATTGTCCACGTCCGGCCTGGAGATGCGTTCTTTACCCTCCCAGTGGGCTGTCGGGGTGGAGAAGTAATTGTAAATCTGACAGCTCACCGGGCCGCCCCAGGGGAAGTCTGCTGCTATACCCAGCTCGCCTACCTTCCGGGTGAACGCCCGAAGAATCTCTTCCTGGTGTCTTCGGTCTTTATCGTTCTTGCGCATATACAGCTTGCCGGTTTTGGATACCCCCGGGCTGGCCCGCTTCCAGGACACGGGCCGCTTCCACATCGAGAACACCACGTTATGCGCCAGCGGGGCACTGACATCCGGTAACCATATTCGCAAAGGACTGTCCACCTTTCTTCACGACCTGCAGTACAGAGTCGTCCGCCTGCAATCCGTCCGACCTGGGCAGGGTAACCAGGATAGTCTCAGCCGAGGAGGCTGCAGCCATATTCCGTAATACATCCAGGTACCTGCGCATACCAGTAATATCTAACACTCCGACCGGGTCGTCAATAAGTAATACGGACAGCTTGCATTTTGCCTGCTGCAGTAGAGTATCCCGGAGCGCCAACAGGATGGCGAACGTAGCCCTCCAGGCTTCCCCCTCGGAGTAGGTGCTGATGTCCCTGGGGGCCTTGCCCTCCTGGGTGACCGTGATTTCGAACTTCTCTCGACCCGCTGAGTCTGTGCTGGGGTAAGCTATGGTCAGCATATCCCCGGCAATGGTACGCAGATACCTATCAGTACAGGCTTCCAGCGCCCCTCGGATACGGTCGAACAGCAGGTTGCGGACCTCACTGGATAGTATCGTCACCAGCTTGCCTGACACCTGAATCTCGGTAGCCAGGTCCAACTGCTTCTGCACCACCGCGTGGATTTCGCCTTTCTCTTCGGCTATGGCTTCGACAATCTCGTCCCGTCGTCGTTCCAAATCCCGGGAACCCTGCGTGGTTTCCGACTTCTTTCGGTGCAAGTACGCCAGCTCATAGTTCAGCTCGGCGATGTCCGACTTACGCTTTTCAGCCTGCTCCCTCCAGGTGCGCAGAGCGGTGATGCGCTTCTCGATGTTGTCGTAGTCTCGGTCCAGCACGGCCTTCTCCTGACGCAGGGCTTCCAACTCCTGGGCTCGGGCCTCATTCTCCTTCTTGATGTACTGCAGGGTGTTGTAGTCCACCACGCTGCAGCAGTACCTGCATCGCTCGCCTTCCCCTATCCTGGCAGGTAGGGGCTGGTTGTTGGCGATTTGCTCCTGGTTCACCCGGATGCGCTTGTTCAGGTCGATACGCCGTTCTTCCAGGAACTCGGCGGTATCCTTGGGTTCCTTAAGGTTCGCGCAGACGATGTCGTGGAGTTTCCGCTGCAGTCGGGTAATCTCCTCATTCAATTTGGTCAGCCCCTCGGATTCTTGCACCCTGATGGATGCCAGGTCTGCCACGATTTGGGCCAGCTTCTGCTCCTGGGCCTGGATGTTGCGCTTACGCAGCTCTATCTCGTGAGTCAACCTGCTATAGGCGTGCTCGGCTGTACTCTTGTTGGTCTTGAGGATGGCAGCCGCCCTCTGGAATACCTGGTCATCTACAAGGTCCCCGAGTACGGCAGCCCTGGCAGCAGGCTGCAGCTTCAGAAACTGGACAGAGCCCGAAGTGCTGGCCAGGTACATCGCGTTCGCAAACAGGGAGAAGGTGATGCCTAAATACTCACAGATGCGCCGGTCTACCTCCTTGACATCTCCCACGATTCTACCGTGTTCTGGCGTCTCCAGCACCACGCTGCTGCCCTTGGCGGTGTAAGTACGGGTGATGGTCACCTGCTTCCCGAAGCGCACCATAACCTCCATCCTTTCGCCCGGGACACACTGCTCACTGACCAACTCCGAAGCCTTTACCTTGCCTGCAGTCTGGCCAAACAAGGCGTAGCAGATAGCGTGCAGTATGGTGGTCTTACCCGATGCGTTGCTGTCCGCCTCCTGCGGGTTGTCCTGATTGCTGCCGAGCAGGAACGTAAGCCCGTTCGGGAACTTGAACGAATGCTTGCCGTAGTAAGCCCCGAAGTTCTCCAGCTCAACTTTGTCCAGTCTCATTTGGAAGCCTCGATCAACAGGGTTTTGAAGTGGTGGCGGTTGACCGCGTCTACTTTTTTAATAGCCTTGCTGATGGCATTGTCCAGGCGTATCACGGTCTGGAATTCTGGGAGCACCTGCAGCAGGTATTTGGTCCGAAGCTCCAGCGAGTTCTTCATAGTGGAGAACAAGCGCAGCATCCTGGGAGAGGCAGTGGCAATCAGGTTGCGAGCAGCCTCCACCGCTTCTTCGGTCACACCTTCTCGATAGGCTCTCTTGGTGGAAAACTCCCCGCAAGCGTCGGTATCTTCATACACCTCTGGTCGAAAGAATTCCAGGCCGTCTGGCCCGTTATACACCACAGGCGGATAACGGTAGCACAATCTGAACTTCAAATGGATGCAGTCTTTACATGTCATCGTTGCTTTCTTCTCCTTTTTCGTACGTAGACTCCGAACACACCGGCTTTGGAGTACACTCCCACCGACCTAGTTAGCCAGTGCAGGCCGCAGTTGTCGCAGTTTTGCGAGCGTAACTTTTTAGAACAAGTCGGGCAGGTCACCACAGCTTGTAATACCTATGACCGGATGCGCATCGATAGGTGGTCATAATACTTACCTCGTTCAGTCGCTCGGTGCAGGGAAGCCCGCACGTCTTGCATAGCACCCCTGATTCGAAGGGCTCCCACCTTTCCAGATGCTCCAGAGATTCTTCCTGGCTGCGTCCTTTGCGTGTGTACACGTAATGCACCCCACGTTTCCCTCCGTAGTTAGACATCTTGCATAGCCCTCCACTTCTCGACTAGCTCTTGCTCGTACAGGTTCAGCTTCTCCAACTGCGATTGCAGCTCAGCCCTGCTTTCCCTTACGTAATACAACTTTCTCTGGAGCAGGACGGCCTCGAACTCTTTTTCGCGCTCCTCTTCCACTTCATCGGTCACTTGCCGTACACCTCATTCCTGGCTCTCTTGATGGCGTGTTCGCCCAGTTCTATGTACATCGGGTCGGTAATCTTCTTGTTGTCCAGCAGGGCCCGGAATACAGCAATTGGGTCGGAGCTGTTCACCTTCTCCAGTCTGCGGTGCCCCTCGTCGATTCGTCGCTGTCCCCACCAATCTATCTGCACCCGGTCCTTACCTAGCCAGGACTTCAGCGCAGGCACCAGCTCTATGTGAGCCTGGATGCGCAGGCATTCGTGGGGCCCCGGCTCAGGCGGCAGCTTGTCATCAGGACCTAGCTTCACGGTTCTGTATTGCAGATACTTGCCGGACAGCTTGACGTTGTCCACTTTGACCTGCCCGGAGTTGGTGTCCACCACCCATACCCCCTGGTCGTGAGCGTCCCCAAACCCGTGGGGGATAGGAGAACCCCCATACATAGTCCTGTCCCCCAGGTGTTGGGTCAGGTGGTAGTCCCCGAGGAACACGAAGTTATACCGGTGAGGTTGCAGGTCGCTTAGGTAAACCTTCTGTGGCACCCTGTAGCAATTGCTGGGGCTCACCTGCCCCTCGTTTAGACCGACATGCCCCACCAGTATCTTCACCTGGACCGGGTCGATGGCAGCCCGCTGAGCTGACGTTGCAGCCACTTGCTTGAAGGTATCCCCCAGATACCAGGGCAGGAAGTAGAGCGTGCAATTGCCCTCTGTCATAGAGGATGGGCGGGTGACGACATCAGCCACGCCCTGGAACAGGTTCAACAGTGTATCGTGGGGGGCTGACTTCAACCCTATCTCGTGATTGCCTCGCAGCAGGACCCACGGCACACCCCTCTGCTTACTCAGGGATAGCTCGTTGTATACCAGGTTCAGAACCTCGGCATTCACCCCGTGCTTCTCGTCCCACAGATCCCCTGCAAGCACCACCTTGGAGCAGCCCTGGTGCAAAGCCTGCAAAGAAATCTCGCGTAATAGCATTCCGTAATACTTAGTCTTCCAAGCAGGCTTGTTCTTGCAGTGTACGTCACACGTGAATAGGTATCTCGGCACTTCTTAAAACCTCTCTGGCAGCCTGGGGTGTAAGGTCCCCGGGCTCGGGCTGGTCGGTAATAACGACCACGTTCTTTACCGGACCCTTAAGTATTACTATAGCATCCTTGGCACCCTTGACGCCTGGTACATCTGGGTCATACCAGACCACCAAATTTTTGATGCGGTCGCCGTGCTCCCAGAACCAGTCCTGCATAGCATCGGTTATCTTGGTGCCCAAGGTGGCAACAGCCCATCGCTCCAGCGCAGGGGTTATCACATCGAAGATGCCCTCCACCAGGATGACAGTCTCCAGGTTCATTTGTTCTCGGCGCAGGAACCAGTGCTCCGCCCTGGTGGTGCCTTTGGGTTCCACTCTCCAGCCCTTGCAATCGGGGTCTACGTGCCTCGACATCCAGGCGTCGGTGGGTTGCTGGTCTATACGGAACAGAGGGGCCCGTATACGCTCCCGAGTCTCGTCATAGGTGAAATCTTTGACCTGTTCGGGGGTGCATTTTCGATAGTCTTCCAGGTGCCAGCGTGCAGACCAGTAGTCCTGGTACGGATATACTATGGAAGGCTGTCTCTCCTTGGGCTTGGGCAGCTCCACCGGCAGCCCTGCCTTCACGGAGCTGCGGAACATCCTGGCCATACCCCTGGCACCGAACCCGGGCTGCCCTGGGCAGGAGAAGCACCGTCCGGCCTGCCGGTCGTCGTTCCACCACAGGTTGTTGTGCAAGCACTTGGGGCATTGCATCTTGTATTCGGTCCCGTTTCGCCCACGGTACCTGCTTATCCAGCGCGACGGAGTGAACCTCATACCGCCGCTTCGATGTCCAGCCCACGGAACTCTGGCAGTTCGCCCACCTCGAAGTAAGGCAGGTCGTACAGGATACTCTTGGTCAGAGCTTCAATGTCTGGCAGGTAGTCTTCGGGGAATACCCAGGATGCAGTAGCCTTGCGGAACCCGAACTCAGGGGGCCGCCTGTGCTCGTAGGGTACTATGGCCTTGACCGCAGCAATCAGCTTGGGATTGTAAGGGAATCGACACTCTATCAGTCCGTTCTTGATGCATACGTAGGTAGCGTACTTCACTTCTTCTCCTCCTTTCCGGCAGCGACGGCGCGAATCACCTTCTTGGCCAGGGCCTGAACCTCGGGGTCTTCTTCTGAAGTAGGCTCGGGCTTGGGTTTCTGGATGCGCTTCTTCTTGCTCTCGGGGCTGTTGGGGTCTTGGCGTGGGCCTGCATCCAGGTAGTAGGGTTCGGCCTCATCCTCGATGAAGGTTTGGGTGCGGTTGTCTCGCACGTAACTGGTCACGAACTTGTTCCTCAGCCTCCTGGTCTTGGCCCAGAAGATGCTCATACGCCCCAGCAACCGCTGCGCTTTGGTACCAAACAGCATAGGGATAACAGCAGCGTGATGGGATTTGGTGAACGCCTCCGAGAGATTGTCGATGTCCGGGACCTCAATGTATTTGGCTGTTCGGTTGAGCTGAGTCGGGAAGATGCCTAACTTTTCGAACTCCTCGCACAGCCCGGCGAACTCCTTGGTCACTTCGTCCAGTCCGAACCGATGCTCTCTGTACGACCGGCGGGCAGTGAACGTGTCGATGTAGTCCCCCATAACTGCGTCGAATAGCCCGGCACTCTTCTCGTGTACCCCCCTGGCCAAGTCGTAGGGGCGTAGCATCTTCTCGAACTGGAGCATATCCCTGCGGAAGTCAGCCACCGTTTTGCTACCTCGTGGCCACTTCCTTATCACCAACTGTCTGTGGATGTTCGGGTACCGTTTCCTGACCTGCATCAGTTTGTACTGTGTCTGGTTGTCAGGGTTTACCAGGTCATCCGTAGAACAGCCTGCCAGGTTCGCCCAGATTTTGGCAATGAACTCTTCGAACGTATTGTCGCACTGGGCGATGTAGACCCGGAACCCCTGCCGGATCATATTGCAGGCCAGAGTCACCAGCATCATAGTTTTCCCATCCTCTGGCAAAGCGGCGGGCATAATCAGCTCCCCTCGGCGGCCCCCGCCACCCAACCAGAAGTCGGTACGGGGCCAGCCCAGGGGGATGGGGTTACCCAGGTATGTCTTCAGCGTCTGCTCGGGCTGGGTAATCCAGCGGTCGTCCAGGGGCATAGCCCACTGCCCGGCCTCGTTGCGAGAGATGGCGGTCAATACATCCAACCTGGACTGCACCCAGCTACAAATCTCCGGGTAGGTGTGCGGGTCCATCTCTGCTATTCGTTCGGCCAGGGTAGCCCGCTCAGCCTCCAGCACGCAGCCCAGCACCACCTGCCGGTCAAGACCGTCTAGTTCCTCTTCGTAGATACGGTCCACGACCTTCAACAAAACGCGGCCCTTATCAGGAGAACTACGTAATACTTGTTTGGTGTCTAGCCAGCTCTTCATTTGAGATTGAGTGGGAACAGTCTCAAACCGCTGCCAGGAGTCTTGAATCAGTTGATGGATGAACTCGACCACCTGATTCTTGAACTGGAAGTTTGTCTCCTGGAAGATGGGTTCCAGGCTAGGGTACTCGTCGGGGTTCTGGACAATGTAAGATAGTAGGCTGATCTCCGGCGCAGCAGACATTTACTTCTGATTCCATCGGTCTTCTTGGCAGGACTCGTCGAACAACTCCTGGTAAAAGCACTGCCCTCCCTGTTCCCGCAGTAATTCATGCACAGCGGTATTCTCGGGCTTGACAATTTCCTTGTACCAGTCCATCCGATAGCGGCTCTCGCCGTTCCATACCAAGTAGTTGCCACGAGTCTCCATATAACCGTGGTGGGCCATAAAATCGAAGCAGGCTATCTCGTTCAGCCACCCGCTGCGGTAGTGATAGGGGACGTAGAAGGAGCGTCCGCCTACCTCGTCCCGGAGCTTCTCCAGGGAGAATTTGCTGCAGTCTATCCAGCGTCTTCCTTTGGTTTCCTCCGCCACCAGATATACACCGTTTTCTTTGGCAGCAGTGGCAGACACGATAGACATTTCGATTCGGGTGCTGATGTAGTGGCGCAGAGCCCTACCACCGGGGACTTTGTCGGTAGGCGGACCATACGAACTGCCGCCTGTCTGGTCACGGTGCTGCTGTAAGAACACCAGGTATACATTCGAGTTGGTGAGGCGCTTAAGCGCATCGGTAGAACGAAAGTACTGGGCGAGTTTGCCGGGCGTTCCCATAGGTAGCCCGCTGTGCCGGATGTCGTTCTCAGACTCCTTCTTAGGTGCAAGCATAGCCAGAGTGTCTAGCCCTATGACAATCGGGACATCCACGTCTGTGATACCCGAGTCCAGGAACTTGTCCAGGCTGAGCAGCCACTCCTCAATATTGAGCGGACGGGTATACATAAACCGAGTTTCGTCCAGGTCCACCTTCAGCATTCGGGCCACCGGTTCGTTCCAGGAATCCTCCGGGTTAGCCAGCCAGAAGAATCCTCCCTGTTCTTGGGCCTGTGCTCCCAGGTGGTACAGGAAGGAGGATTTCAGCGCGCCCTCTCCCCCGTGAATCAGGCAAGCCCTGCCGCCCGGCAGCCCGCCACCAGTAGGCTTGTCCAAAAAAGTCAGCCCCGTGCGTAAACGATTGGTAATACTTGGGACCTGCAGATCCTCCTTGGTGGCTTTGCTGATTGCAGCCCGGACTTTCTTCCAGTAATCCCGAGCTGAGGAACCTTCGGGCAGTGCGATGCCCTTCGATTTTGGCTTGGTTGGTCTACCCATATACATCCTTTCGCTAGAGACAAAGGGGCCCCGGCAGGCTACCACTACTCAGGTAGGCCACCGAGGCCGGTTAGTGTTACTATACCTGACCGCGCTTCAACGAGTCCAGGTCATAGTCGTGGAACTGGATGAGAGCCTTTATAGCCCAGCACTGTTTGAGCATACTCAGGCCCCTGTCGTAGCCTACCTTGTAGTTCTTGGAGAAGGGTCCCTGCTCCTGAGATGCGCCAAACCCAATTACATTTGGCATTTTGGATGCAATCTCCAACTCCTTGGAGTTCAGCTCGCCGCGCTCGGCCGGAGTGAGGGACTGCCCGTTCTGCTTCTTCTCCCACGTAAACCAGCGACCCTTGCGGCTGCTGAGGTTCTCCTCCTCTTCCAGGACGTGGGCGTGAATCAGCTTGATGAGTGAAAGGTCCGCATTCCCTTCGTAGTTTTTGGCGTTCAGTGCCAATACGGCTCCCATCATAGCCCGGTCATCAGGGACGTAGACTTTTTTGCTCTCGCCCTTGTCGTTGGTCTGGTCGGCTTCGCTTGCACCCACCAGGATGGGATACAGGAACTTGCGGCACTCGTTGGAGGACATCTCGTCCACGCAATTGAGCAGGTCCCGGTCGATCATATCGTCGTCGCTGTACTCTTTGGAGATGTCGTGGACAACGTCACAAACCGGACAAGGAGCGGCCAGCTTACCGCTGTCGGTGTACCCCTTGTAAGACTCGGTGCAGAGGATTCGGAAGTAGGACTCCTCTCGCTCCTTCATAGTCATACTCCAGCGAGAGCCGGTGGCTTCCTTCTGCACCTCGTGGACGGTGTAAATGTGGAACCCTTGAGGGCACTTCTCATCGTTGGCCAGGAACCGGATACGGTATCGACCGGCAGCGAATTTGTTGCGGTTGGCCCAGGGCCACCGGCTCACTTTCTTACCAAGCGGTTTCTGTTCGTCGATCTTTTTGAATAGGTCTGCTACGTTCATTCTTCATTCTCCGTTACTTCGATTGCATCTATCTCTTTGTTCCTCAGTCCTTGAGAGCCGGGCATCATTGTGACCTTCAACTCAAGGGCCTTGAGGTATCGTTTTATGTCCAGTTGCTTGTATTTCAAGTCGAGCATAACCCTTCTCAGGTGCTTGACCTTAGAGTGTTGGTTGTAGACAATCCCCGCAAACTCCACAGAGTATACCCGCTCGGTCTGGGGATTGACTTGCTCGGTGATGTATTTCACTACAGCACCTTTCAATTCCTCATACTCGGCCTTAGCCAATTCGTACTGTTTTTCTAGCTTCGTCAGCTTCCGCGAGTATTTGCCGTAAGCCCACGCCGTATACCGGACGTGATCTTCCAGGTTCTCCTGCTCCACAGCCAGGAACTTCAAAGTAGGGTCAGACTCCTGGGCGAACCTCTGCTCGATGAACCTCAGTGCATCCTTCGAATTCATAGCCAAGACATCCCCGGAATTTTCTTCGGTGTCGGGAAGTGAATCTCAGCCATAGCACCCAGGTGCGGTCCGGCTTTCATCTCCACCGCCAGCAGCACAGGTTCGTCAGTGTTGAATCGGATACCCCATTTGGTCAACAGGTTTACGTCGGTGGCCACTCGCCGGACAACGTGATACCACTGTTCCAGGTAATCCTCTTGGACATATCCCCAGATGGAGTCGTGCATAGTGTTGTTGGTCACCACCCACGGCAGATTCTGGTCGATGATAAGCCGGGTCAGTTCTATAGCCGAGACGTCGGTAATGTCTTTAGCCGTAGACTGGGTAAGAAAGTTCTCCAACTTGCGAGCGATATGGGCATCTTCTTCCGGCATTCCGATAGCCGCCTGCAGCTCACTAAGCGGTAGATGCTTATGTCTATCGTGGTCATACTCGTAGTTCCCCTTGAAAGCGAATTTGCAGATGCGTCCAGAGGTACTTACAATCGGCTCCCCTTCGAAGCATTTGCGTCTGGCCTCTGCATTATATGCCTGAATCTCTGGAACGGATTCCCAGAACCGCTTCATAAATTCTTCGGCAATGTCTAGAGGAACGTTGTCTCGCTGGTGCACACCGTAAGCAGTGGCTTCATACATAGCACCTAGCAGCAATGGCTTGCACTGCTGGCGTTCTTCTTTGGTTACGTCACCAGCTTGATACCAGGTCTTGCCCTGCGTCCGCATAAAGTTGCGCCACTCCACCTTGTACAGATCGGCATCAGGGTTGTCCGGCTCCTTGTCCCGCAGCTTGAACACATTGATCCAGGATTTGCAGTTGCTGTTGTATGCAAGCACCCTGGGCTCAATAGACGCCTGGTCTTCTTCCCAGCATACCCACCCCTCGGGGGCCGGGAAGCTGCGCCTGAAGGCTGGCTTCTTGTCGATGTTGGTGCCGCAGGGATTGGTGCTGGACACGCGGCCAGAATCTACCCCTCCTTCCAGTAGTACATCCGTACCAGATGCATCAGTGATCTTGCTCATCTTGAACATAGGGTGAGCCCGCATTTGCCCCATTTCGTAGAGGCCGTCCCGAGGAGCAGCAGGCACAGCATACTGAATGAACGGGTCGATGAAGGAGCTGATTTGTTTCTGGTATCTCCTCCACTCCAAGATGGCATTGAAGAAATGGTGCCGTCCGTTGGGCTCCTCTCCCGGCCCCGGGTTGGCTTGTCTAAGCAGTTCTCTTGCGTCAATCTTGGGGCGCTTGGTCTGGTCGGTTACCTTGACGGTCTGGATACCCAGATACTCGACAAGGTCCCCCATTTGGGTGGGAGACGTCGGATTGAACTCCTCTGGCAGGATAGGGTCACCGCCGGTGACCTTGGGCTCCCCCTTGCGAGGCCCGGTCTTGTAATACTGAGGCTCACCATCCGGTCCGAGAACCGGGGTAATCGGCTTCCGGGGGTTGGGAGTCTGTCGTAACTGCTCAACCAGAGGGTGCTTCTGCAGCCAGGCGTAAACGTAGTCTGACTTCTTGCCCATAACCTCGCGATACAGGCGCAGGTAGTCCATATCCAGAATCAGCCCGATGCGCTCGCAGTAACAGAGGAACTCGGTGAAAGCCTGGGTCCTCTTCCAGGGCCATCCGTTGTACTCATCCTTCAGGTGGCAGGGGTTGTCAGGATGTGCGTAGTGTTCCCACCACAGCCGGGCCTGCCAGTACAGGTCCCACGCCTGGTACTCGTTACGGAAATCCCTGGGAAGGTGGCGGTAGTCGTAATCCGTGAGCCCATCCTCCAGGGGAATGGTACGCTCTGCCTTAATCCTGTTCAAGATGTCGTCAACCTTGTACTTCCAGGGGCTTGCACCCAACAGGCTGACGGCTTGTTCCTCCAGTCCGTTGCCTGCTTTCTCCTGGTCCATAAGCCACCGGATTTGACCGGTGTCATATAGAGCTGCAATCTTATCAGCGCCTGCATAGCAGTTATACAGAGCGTGGAAGTAGGCTATCTGCAAATCAATTTTGACGTAGGTACCGATGACTGTGGTATTACGGAGCAGACTGGAGAACAGCTTGAACCGCTGAGTAAGGTCCCAGTCCAGGCAATCGAACACCACCACCTTGTAGGTTTCAGATTTGGGATCCCAGTGGGCGGCCCCAGTGCAGAGTATCTTGGTACTGTCGTGGGTGATGTTGCGGCCCGGCTGCACGCCGAACTCAGTGTCCCAGGCTATGACTGCAGTCTGGAACGCCAGCTTATCACAATACTCAATCGCGGCAGCGGGCGTGGATACGACCTCATACTCCAGCTTAGGAGGAGACCAACCCTTCGTAAAAACAGAGTGGATCTGCGAAAACGCCCGTTTGTAGTCCTCACGTAAGTCTCTCCCGTTCCGGTTATCCGGTGCGAAGGAAGAGTGATTTGCCGGGTGATCCGCCACGACGACGGGTATACCATACGGACCCTCCTGTATGCCTGCTTTGGCCAGCGTTCCTATGGGTAGCCTGGAGCCCAGCACAGCCCTGGCTGCATCCACACCGAGGCACAGGATGGCTCTGGGTTGCGCCTTCTTGATGCGCGGTAGCAGGAAGTTCTCGGCGCAGATTTGCTTGCTGGCATCGGTGGGCTTGTCGTGGGCGCAAGACACCACCGAATCCAGCGTGTAGGATATTCCCACCGACTTGAGCATATCCTCCACCCACTGGTGGGGAGCCCCCATCATAACGGACCTCTCGTGGGTTCCGATTCGGTTGGTCACCACATACAGGTCAGTCCAGGGTTTGCAATCGTTGCCCCTAGGTTGGCAAAACGGATACTCCGACTTCTCGTACAGTCCGCAGGTCTTGCAGCAATCGTTCATACCCTCTCTCCACATCCGACGCAACAACCGAATTCTGTCAGCCAATGTTCGCATCCGTGCTCGCGTAGAAATCCCTTCTTCTTGATTCTGCGAACGTGGGCGAACGCGGCGCTCGCGTTAATCCCAAAATGCTTGGCGAGATCACGATACGAAGGAGACTTCGGCAGTGAGTTTATGTAATCCAGGATTGCTTGCTGCCTGGCCGTCAATTTTGTCATATCCCGTTTTCTTACAATTCTCATCGTTCACCTAAAAAATCGATTTTTGGGTCAGATCCTCGGCCTGTCTTACCAGGTAGCAAACAGCGTCAAAGTCCAGAGAATCGTCGCTATTCCACAGTTTCACCAGCCGTCGCAGCAGCTTGAATGCCTCCTGTCTCTCCCTCAGTAAGGCGTTCACCTGGGTGCTCAGGTTTTGGCTATCCTTCTTCAATCGACGCACAGTTGCAGAAATCTCAGGCGCTTTCATTCTCGTTCTCCGATTCACGTAATACTCTGCACAGTCCGTTCATTCGTTTGTCCAAGGCATCTACGTTTTGCGCCACTGGGGCAAGGCAAGCGGACAACGCCCTGAGCATAGGGGTGTCTGGAAGTTCTTGGATTTGGTGGTCAATGTTGCGCAAGCACTGCTTCAGTTGCGCTATCAGGTGCCGTAGGTTCCCCTCTACTTCGTCGGCCAGCGGATTGATGTTCATATACGATACACCCTTTTCAAAAGTGCCGGTCTTTCCCGGCTGTCTGCTTGGTGGGACCCTCTCGATTTGAACGAGATCCAGAAGTGCTGTCCCGAGCCCGTAACTGCCCAGGTCCCTCTGGTTTTTCCTCTAGGTCCCGTATGGTGGAGCTTGGCGGGATTCGAACCCGCATTGTGTCCGCCGGTTTGTCTTCCGTAACCTTCAGAGCCGGCCCAAGCCCCGTGTAAGTGCCGGTCTTTCCCGGCTGTCAGATACACGTTGGCCTGTTTAGCTGAGCGTCGTTTACAGGCTCCAGGGCTATGCTCTCCGGGGGACAAGCCCGGCATACTCAGCAGACCCTACTGCCCGGGTATATCAGCCGAGCAATCGTTTGCGCAGGGACAGTCTCCACCGCTTGAAGTTGATGAACCCGATTTCAGCACCGGCGGCAGCCAGCCACTGAAACCGGAGCCACCACTCCAGTTCCTCCAGGTATTCAGCCGAATTAGGGCTGAAAGAATTTGGCGGTCACCTTGGTCCCTGCGTCAATCTTGTAGAGTTCGCAGAACCGAGTGACAGATTCGTCAGACAGCCCTACGCTCTGAAGCCAGGCAACGAACTTAGGTCCGTCTACCGAGTTAGCCAGACCTCGGCACTTGGTAAGGATCAGCTTGACCCGGTTCACGTCGTGCCCGATGTAACCGGCGACAGCTTCAGGGTTGTGGATGTCGATCTCCACTTCCTCTTGCTGTGCTTGCACCTCTACGGTTTCCAGGTTCTTGATGGAGTCGAGAATCTCATCCATCCTTACCTGAAGGTACTCGAAGATGCTGCGGACAGTCTCCTGGAGGCTATCAATGCGATTCGATAAGCTGTTGTGATTATCGGACAAATGCTCGACAAGACTGTCGATTCGTGCAGATACTCCTGCCATATCCCCCTGGCCGAAAGTCGGGCCCTGCACTTCGTCGGTAGACGGGTCATCCAGTCCTCCTAATCCGTCGATGTCATCCAGACCACCGAGGCCCATATCCTCAGCAGCGGGCTTAGTCTCCTTCTTGTCTTTCTTGCCCTTCTTGCTGGTGCCGTTGCTGGCTTCGTTGAGATACTGGTCCAGTTCATTCAGGGCTGCAGGGTCGAGGTTACCCGCCCCCTCCAGGGTGTCCATTGCGTTACCGGCGGGTTTCTGAGTCTTAGGCGCTCGTGGCATTGTCGATTCCTTTCTTATTTGAAAACAATTCAAGGCGGCTCATATTTAAGTTGCCCCGATTAGCTGGGAGGAAGTTCAGGATACCTGACTTCGGTGATACTGAGAATAGGCTGGTAATACTACTAGCTTGATAGGGATAATGGAAGATGGCTGAGCCCAAATTTTTTAGCGTAGCCCCTTGCGCGAAGCGTGTAGAAAAATTTGGATCTGGCTCAGCCATCTTCCCAGTAGGTTGGTTCCTCCTTAGTAATACTTTGTGATACTGGTATTAAAATACTAGAAAATTTGACAGGTTTTGGATGACATCTTGGAGAAGTCCCCCGCTAAAAACTTCGCTGCTCCTCAGCAAGGGTTCGTCGCGGACGCGAATTTTGAGCGGCTCCGGTCCGTCGCTTCGCAACGGACGGGACATCTTGAAGAACTCTTGGGGGTCTTTAGGGGGAGACTCTGCCTTGCTCCAGCTCTTCGGTGAGCTCCTTCAGATAGTCGGCTATAGCTCCCAGGTTGACGGCTATCAAGGCTACACTGACCGTTCTTGTTTCGTCCCATCCCCTGCACATTTCCAGGCGGTTAGCGGTTGACGTAGCCAAGTTTACTTCTTTTGATTCGGTCTTGGTGGATTTTTTTCTAGCCATTTTTTCTCCCTTGTTTGGTATTACTTACAGAGTCTTCGGTGTTACACAGGACCTTCATACCGGCTTCGGTCAGGGAATACACGCCATAGACAATCCCTTTGCGGTCAGTCTTGTGGGTTATGTAAGGTTCCAGTCTCACCAAGCCAAGAGGCTTAAGCGTTTCCAGGATTTCCACCCAGGACTTGTTTCCGTAGGTGCTCATCATCCCGTCTTTGAATGCTTCGGGATTGCTGGTTTCCTGGGCGGTATTGATGAAGGCGTAGTGGTAGACGAAGTCCAGTAGCCATCGAATAGGGACATTGTTCAGGTGTGTTGGGTAAGGACGACTCATTGCTCAGCTCCTTGTGATGATAGTAGATAGTCGCTTCTTCTCCTGTAGCCAGGATAGTATGCGAGTCTCAATGCTGTTGGGGTGATAGATTTTGTAGGCTGTTACCGGCTTGGTTTGCCCTAACCGGTGCAAGCGGTTGTTGCTTTGCTCCCACCTGACACTGCTGGGGTGATAATCCCAGTAAGCCATCACACTGGCAGCTTGCAGGTTGACGCCTTCCCCCCATACACAGGGGTTGGCTACGATGACATCCACCAGCCCGGCTTTGAGGCCCGACTTGGCGTCATTGCGGTCTGTCTTGCTGACGCCTCCGTGTGCTTTGGCTACGGTTAGCCAGGGGAACTCCTTCTGGATCTTGCTGTGTATGTAGTCGATGGTCTTAGGCCAGTTGCTCCAGACTATAGCCTTCTGACTGCCCATCCCCTCGATAATGTCCAGCAAGGTTTCCAGCTTCGGGGTGTCCGCCACTCGGGTTTCATCCAGCAGCACAGGGTGGGAAGCCAGTTGCATCAGGCGAAGGTATACGGTTAGGAAGTTTGTCTCATTCAGTTCAGTCTCGCCGAACTGAGTGAGCACCTCGCACTCCTTCTCCTTCTCCATCTTCCGATAGAGGGCTTCCTGAATCGGGTGCATAGGCACCGGCTTGTTGATCCAGGTGAGCGGTGGAAGCTCGCTGCATATCTGCTCCTTGGTGCGACCCAAGGCAAACCCCCTGCGAAGGAAATTCAACGTTTCCAGTCGCTTGGTGTCCCATCCTTGTCCACCTCTCTGCCCATAATAGCTTTGCCAGGCGTCAGAGCTGAGCTTAGACCCTGTGCCTACCGCAACCATAGAGCTTCTGGCGTCGGGCTTCATCCTCCTGACAATCTTGTATAGCCCGTAATACTGAGATGGGTCCCTCACCTCGGTCCCTGTCAGCAGCCACACTCGACCGGCCTTTAGGGCCAGGGCGTGCGCAGCCTGGTGTTGCTGGCTGTGGATTGAGGAGCACCGGTGCGCCTCGTCCAGAACCAGGACCGTTTCCTGTCCGCAGTTCTCATTCACGTAGCTATCGAAGTCCTGCCTCCAGAATCTGGAGTAAGGGACGAGCATCAGCTTTCCTCGTTTATCTAGTTGTCGTCTGTCCGTCAACATCAGGATGTCCTTGTCGGCCATACCCAGGTGCTGGATGGCGGCTTCCCGCCATTCGTGGCTTACGTCGTCGTTAGGGGTGAGCACCAGCATTCTGGTGTAATACCAGCACAGGTGCTTAGCATACAGGGCCGATAGGGTCTTGCCTGCCCCCATAGTATCCCCCAGCAGTAGGTCCCCTGCCATCATCCTTCTTACGGCCTGTAGCTGGTATCCTCGGAGCTTCGTTCCTGTCTCGGTGACCTTGGGTAGGTCCCCTATAGCCAGGCTTTCCAGGCGCTTGGTATAGAGCTGAAACCCTTTGACCGCATTGGTTAGGCAAGGAGGGAATCCCCATTGCGCCGCCAGTTGCTCCACCGGCTTCCAGTATATCTCGCTGATCCACCAGCACTGCCTTTGCATATACCTGCCGTATGTGGAGAGGAACTCGCCGAACAGCCCTTCGGGCGTGGTCAGGTGGAACCCCATAGTTTCAGCGTGATACACGAGCTGCACTGTCTCTGGTAAGGAGTTGCCGGGCTTGGGCTTGAGGATCCTAGGCATTCTTCACCAGCTTCTCGACGACAGCTTCCCCGGCTTTGGCCTGCAGGAACTCCAGTGCCTTGACTCCAGCCCGGAGAATCTCGTAACCAGTGGCACCGTATCTCTCCATCAGTGCGGTAATCTCAGGCGACTGCCGGACGTTGATTTGTCGGTTCTTTCGCTGCTCTCTGGCTTTGGCTACGCAGGTCTGACAGTATTCCGACCTGCGGCTATGCAGCACCTGACACTTGGCGCAGGGCTTGAGCTGCCCCAGGTCCGTTGGGACCGACCGAGGGACAACCGCAGGGGACAGGGGTTTTTTAATCAGCTTCTTGACGACAGACATTCTTTCTTCTCCTCTTCGATTCACGGTTGCAGGTGCGGCATTGCCGCTCCCCCCGTGCAAGCAGTACGGTATTAGCTGCAGAGTATTCGTGACCATTTCTGCAATGTGTTTTTTCTCGGTTGTGGTTGCGGCCCCGTTGGGTATTGACCTTCGGGGTTACCGCCTCCAGGTGGTCAGGGTTACAGCATTTAGGGTTTCGGCATAGGTGATCTATATGGTAGCCCGGTGGTATCCTACCCTTCCGCAGCGTATATCCCAGTCGATGTGTTGCGTATCTTGCACCCAGCAGGTAGCAGTATCCGTAACCCTTGACCAGGGGGCCCTGCCATTCCCAGCAGGGGGTCCCCTGGAACAGGTTACCTTCCTTGCACCTGCTATGTAGTAAAGATTCCAGGTCTATCACTTGAGCCAGGCTCTCATTCCGATCCCGATCTCGGACCGCAGGAACAGAGCTGGCCGCAGGTATCCCGGGTTACCACACAGATACTTGCCGCTGGCTGAGTCGTAACCCAGCACTGTCCAGTAGTGGGATACTCCTGGTATCCCGTTGGGATTGATGAAGAACTTGCGTCCAATCATTTGAGGAACTTCCTGCAGTAGTGGCAGGGCTGAACTTTGTATCCCAGTCTGTCCTGGACGTGGTAAACCAGCCCCGTTAATGTTTGGAAGGTAGGGGAATCCTCGTCAGGGTTGGAAGGGTCTTCCCCCCTCCCGAACCGCAGCTCCTGGCGCTTCTTGTCCTTGTTGATGAACACAGCGCCCCAGGCGTCAATGAGTGATCCGTTGGGTGATTCCTCGTAGAGGGTTCCAAAATGTTGCCACCCCCCTTTGCGTTCCCACCAAGGCTTAGTCATTGCGATCACCCACAGTTCGGGTGGCAGTAGCCAGAACGCTTCTGGGCTGCTGTGTAAAGGCGTTCCCCGCACTCTATGCACTCATCTGTATACTCGTATCGCGCAATGGTGGCGAACGCGTAGGGTATTCCTTCGTCGTTTCGGAACCGCCCCACAATCTGGCCGACCGTTTCCTCAGAGGTTTCCCCTGATGCTTTGGTCACCGTAACCGCCTGCCCCTCCTTCATCAGTTCGGCCGGGCCGACTAGGCCCCAGTCCCCTGAGTTGAGCTTTTTCCATCGGACGTTAGCTTGCTTGGTCATAACACGCCTTCCTTACTTTTGCTTGCACTGTGCAAGTCTATAGTAACAACATCAGTTGTGGCAGCACCAGGAACAAACATCCTAGTGCAAACCCGATTGCAATCTGTCTCATTTCCATTCTCTTGTGTCCTAGGTATATCTGTTTCACGGCATCCATACCCCGCCATTCTCGGCACCTTCCTCGGCAGCAGCTTGCCATTCCCTGGCTTCTCGCTTCAGCTTCTGGACCAGGGGACGGTGATTCCACAAGGTTAGTGCTTGCACTGGTCCTAGTGCCATCGGTCCCGCTGACTGGCAGGTTTGGCAGGTAGCCGCCCATAGTTTCTCCCCTGTGGCTTTGGTAAGGGTGAGCAGGGCCACCGAAGTCCCCTCGCAGTATAAGCAGGGTTCAGGCTTATCCAACCCAGCCGCCGTTTGTTGTTGCTCGTCGTTCATACTTGTTCCCCTATTCTCAAAAACTCTTTGACGAACCTGACGATAGGCAGGAACCGGCTGTCTTCCACTCCCCACACCTGGACGTGTTGCACGTCCTTGCTTACCACTACAGCAGGCTCCTCGAACCTGGATTCCAAAGCCTTTTCCAGGGCTTCGACCTCGTCTTCGAATGTCGCGTTTATCCATACTTCGATCATTTGACCCTACTCATCCAGGCCACTGTGGACCTGTCGTAAATTTCCTCATATTCCAGCCGACCAGCCAGGATTCTCTCTACGAGTTCGAGCATATCCCGCCAGGAGTATTGTGGCATCTTCCGGGGGTTGGCGGGGTAGTTCCACAGCAGTTCCCCTCCGACACATACCTGCATAGCTGCTGCCGTTACCGTATCCTCCAATTCCTTCAGGGTATGCTGGACGTTCACTACGTTGGACAGGGCTACAATGTGGTATCTACCTTCGGCGGACCAGTCGGTAACCAGCTCCGGGTTCTGTCCGCCAAAGCGGTCAGGCCGCAGGTCGTAACCGGTTCAGGCAAAGCCTTCGGCTTCCAGGTATTCCTTGGCTTCTCCGAAGCCGCACCCGAAGTCCAGAACCCTGGTAGGTGCGTTCTCGTCTCCCCGCACCCATCGGGTAGTGGGGCAGAAGACGCTCTTGACCTTCTGGTATACCAGGCCAGGATGCCCCTGGCGGTGGGGTCCGAACCTGCGCCTGGCTGTAGCTGCTCTTAGGTCTGTCATTTAAGCCTCCTCTGCTTCTTCGTATGACCTGTAAAGTCCACGCTCTACAAGGTCCAGGTCAGGCCCCTCTGAGGGGCCCCATTCCTCTTGAGGGACCGGCCCCCAACCCGGAATGTCGGGGGAAGGGGGTTGGTAGATAAGAGCCTGCCAGGAGGTTAGCTCCAGGGGGCAGGCTACCCGCTCGAAGACGGACAGCTTCCAGTCTTCCAGCAAGGTGCTCAGCAGTGCGTTATCCAGGACGCCTGCCAGACTTAGGGCGCTGGCCAGGAACTTCTCCCCCCTAACCTCCTGGCAAATAGCGTTCAGGTTGTCGTTGTGCAGAGCCCGCTTCCTGCTGTCACGCAGTGCAAGCACAGCCAAGGCCAGCTTCTCGTGAGCTTCACTTGGTGCTATCATCACGATTTACTCCAGTTCCGCGCCTGGAAACCAGGCTTGAATCAGTTTTGCTGCGTGTTCCCCGGCGTTTCCGTCGTCGAGGATGGTCGCCAAAGGAGCTGGGCCATACGGTTCCCAAATTTCGGCCTTCCCTGCCTCGTCCGCGAAGCGGACCTCAAAAATCATTGAATCATTTTGTGCGCTTTCGCGCACAATGATTTGTGTGATGATTCCGCCAGCATTAAGCATTGACCCATACCCCCTTCACTTGAATCGGTTGGGCGTTGGCGAACACGAAGACGCCTTCGCCTGCGGGGCTCGTCCCCTGGTGCATATCCCCTTCCCATCCGAGAATCTCGGCCAGGGCTTTGGCAGCTTTGGCGTGATTCTCGACCGGGTCGAGTTTACTGTCCCAATCGGTGAATTTGTGACCGGCGTCGCAAGACGCCTTGACCCTGGCAGAACGCCAGTCGGTAGGGGGGAAGTATTTGGTGGTGATGGCTTGGTGAACTACTCGGCGCATAGTTTCCTCCGTTAGGTAATACTTACGTTTCTAAGGCACGCCCCAGGACCGTAAGGAGGTTGGCTTTCCTCTACACCGCCCCCCGAAGGGGGCAGGTGTTTCGACCGGTAGCCAGCCGGTCTCATCAGGAGGATGAGAGAATCATTCGTAGCGGGTAACGTAGGCGGTAACCCTGTTGTCACCGATGAGCGCATACTTTCTGGTTTCCGCTCCAGGGGATACGATCTCTATGAACTGGTGTCGGTTGTATTCGCTACGCACTTGCTGAAGGGCAAAGGCAAGGGCGCTCTCGCGGGTGGGACTGGTGGTTCTCACGGTTACCAGCTTACCGTCAGCCGGTCGGCCGGTAGGGACTTGAACTTCGAACATCGGTGCCTCCCTAAAGTTGGTGTGCGTTGTTATGGCAGGCGCACCCCTGCCCGTCGGGGGTGGCTAGTTAGCGAAGGCCATCAGCTTACCGGCCTGCTGGCAGGTGCTGACCTGATCATCCTGGTTACCCAGGATGCGGGCGTTCGCAGTGATTGCCGCAACCAGGTTCCACAGAACTGTTGGGTCCTGCGAGATAATGCCCGTGGACCGGTCGCCTCGTTCGATAGTAGCTACCGCCTCCTTGGCGATCTTCTGAGACAGGTCGGTCTTGCTGGTGACGAACTTAGCCGCGTCCTCTGCGGTCTTGCCTACCAGGAACTGAGTTGCCGCTTGGATGACGGCTGCGTTCTTCTTGGTTTGCCCGTTGCAGAAGCGGGTCACAAACCGGTTGAACTCTAGCTGAATCTTGTTCCAAGGATTCCCTTTGTGGATAATGCGCACCTCACGCACATCCTCACACCCCCACATATTGAGGTTAGCACAGACACTGTGAACCAGACCTGAGCAGAACCAGACAGATGCCTTGCCTACCTCACTGTTGCTGAGCATCAGGAAGGGCGAGAACTCCCCTTCCACACCAGGGACTTCGAATTTCTCAGGCCCCGGCCCGTTATAGGTGGGCAGGTTGATCCGGTTCACGTTCTGCGGAACCATCAGGGAGAACATATCACTATCCCCCGCATACAACCCACCCGGCCCGTCATAAGCGGGTGGGTTGACGAACCCCTGTTCCAACAGGGGCAGGAGCAGGCGGCGGGCAAGGTCCACATCCCAGATCCTGGAGTAAGCCTCGGTCATCAGCGCCCGGATGACAGGTTTCCCGTCCACCATACTGAGCAGGACGTTCGCGTCTTTGCTTTCGGACGGGGCGCGTCCTTCCAGCCCTAGGTTTAGGCCGTCGGCCACCCACTGGGCGGCCTGTTGCGTTGACTGGAACTGCTCGAACGACTGCCTCAGCATTCGGGAAGAAAGTCCCGCAGCTTGGCACAGTTGCGTGAATGCCCAGTGAGTGAGCGCGGCTTCGCCTCGTTCAGTAGCCAGGCTGACCGCGCCGTCCTTGGCCACGGCCCGCAGCCCGCTGAAGGGGCGGCTCACTTCCTTGCTAGTAGCCTTTCGCTGTGCCAGGAACTGGCACAAGTCGGGAACGCTAGCGAACCGTTCGTCCTTGGGGCGCTGCGCCCACTGGCGGTGGGCATCTTGCAACAGGGTTCCGTTGGTGGGGAAAGACATATCATACCTCCTTGTGCCCCGCCCCTTGTCGGGCTGACGGGCTATGGCTACCTGCCTAGTATGCACCCCTGGCAGGGAGGGGAGTGAGGGACGGATATACTAGCACCGTGCTAGCAGCACTAGTATATCCGTCCTAGTTGCTAGTCGTGAAGGCGAACCGGCATCAGGATGACCCGCAGGTCATCATCAATGCCTTCCTCCCCTCGGATGAGGAGAGCCAGGCTTACGCCAGGAATTCCGTTCGAGGCTCGCTGCACCCCGACCCTGATGCAGGATCCCCTGAAGGCTTTAGCAGCCTTCAGAAGATAGTTGGGGTCGATTCCGATGGGGGTTTCTGGGGGATACCCCTCGCGTCCATAGATTAGGACCCGCAGGTCCCGCAGGGTAACGTCCAGGTCTAAGCCTGCGTTCTCCCGCTTGAGGAGAATGTTTTTCCCTTTGGGAACAATTCTGTAGGCTGCAGGCTTGAAGGCTTTGCTGGCATCCTTCTTTACCATCCCCCGCTTGCAGGCCAAAGCGTGAGCCTTGGCCAGCATATCGCAGACCAGGACCAGGGCTTCTCTGTCAAGGTGGATTTCATATTCCACCGACTCGGGGTTTACGTCAACCCGCCGCCATTCGGGGAAGGTCACCGGCTCCTCGGTTTCGGCACACAAGGTGCCGGATTTGAATTCCAGGTGGTCTGGCCCTTTGGCGACGGCCATTATACGGCCGTCGGTGGCCACTAAATGGCCCTGGTTCGCCACGACCCTGTTCAGGGCCGGGCTCACCCGTTCGCGCGAAGTGTGAGCGAAGGGTTTTAAGACTTTGATGGCTTCAATGATATTCATAGTGTCTCCTTAAATTTTTTGAGGGGGTTCTCGTGCCGATTAGGTATTACTTGCAGGATACACGGCACGACCCATACCCTGCAGGGGCCGAAGCCCCTCGGTTGCCACTGGTCAGGGGAGGATTCTGTAATACCAGCCCCTTCTGAGTTCGAACTCCGCAGGGTTATCAGTAGACTCCCAAGTATCTGGCAGGCCGTGCCTGAACCCTTCCGGGCCAGAAACCAGGGCTTTGTATCCCTGGCGTTCCACGATAGCAGCCTGCGACAGGGCTTCCTCCCTGGTGGGGTAGTTGACCAGGACCAACTGCCAGCGGAACCGGTCGGTCCCACCCATTCGGTAGGCCACCTGATAGGTGGTCATACTAACCTCCTAATGCCCCGCCCCTTATGGGCTGCCGGGCTGGGTTCCTGGCGAGGGAACTCCATTCAGTATTATCTAGGCCCTGCTTACACACCGCTGGCTATGTGCGCTGCGCTATCAAGCTAGCAGTGTGCAAGCACTTAACAAATACTGAATGCAACTCCCTCACCTGGGTCTAGTTGCACGGTTACACCCTGCTACCCGCTGTTCCAGGGGGAGGGATGAAACACACCTGCCCGCTACTCTTATATCAGAGGAGTAGCATTTTTAAGGACGTTCCTGCTCAAGACACCTGCTAGACACCTCGGGGGGTGCAAGCATATTAAGGTGCTCTAGTATGCATATGCATACAGGAACGGGTCGGGCTTTTTCCGACCCCCTTCCTCGGGGCCGGGTGTAACCTGGTTCGGATGATACATTTGGCTGAAGGGGGCATTAATTACTCAACCCTCAACCCAGTGGCAGGATTTTTAAGCCAGCCCGCGTTCATTGCCGTTAACCCCTCCCCCTGGGGGAGGAGTGACCCCAGCAACAACACCCCCTTTACTAGGGGCTAATGCGGTTACCCTTACCTTCAGCCCCTCCCCTCACCAGGGGAGGACACCGAACACATAAAGCCTACTAGGTCAGACACACCCTTCTTCACTACGCAGAACCGGGTCTTGCTAATCCTTTGGCAACCTCGCACGTGAGGCACCTCATAGCACATCTAGGACCCGCTGCCCGTTACTCCGGGAGTTATGACCGTTCGACCTATTATTCACTTGTCAAAGACGTGGGGGCTGCAAGCCCTGGTGCGCAAGGTTCAAAAATTAGGGGGGATAGCGCACCCGTATCGTGGGTTACCTTTATCGTTCCCACAACCAGATACTACCACAGGGCAAGCACCCGTGCAAGCACCTATTTATTAAGGTTCCTTAACAATTTAACCCGGGTGCTTTGACCCATCTGCTAGCAGGGTGCAAGCATACCAAGTATCTTTATACCGGTGCAAGCACCTTGAGAATCTTGACGTCGAGCTATCCCCCCGCAGGGGGTAAGCCCCCCTTGCCGTTCATTCCCCCTCTAGTCCATCAAGAGGGGTGGGGGTGGGAGCACTTCCCTGGACCACCGGAACGCTGATTTTCGGCGGGCGCTTCTGGGCGGGGGAACCCGCAGGGGGCCCTCTCCTCCTTCCTCCCAGCACCCCTCCCCCTTGAGTATAGGAATATCCCCAAGGGTGACTTAAGTATTACCTGGAATATACGAATAGTCCAAAAAGTGACTTAAGTATTACCTAAAGGCGTAGTATTAATAGGGGAGTAGCTTACGCCCCACAAATATGTCATACTGTGTAGATGACACCGATGACTCCACGTTCATCCAAAACTAAATCCACCGGGATGCATTCCGGGATGCATTACGTAATGTCGGAAAGGATTCCCTTGCTCCGGTTACTTACCGAATGGCCCTGGATGTTTTACCACCTTGCTTTGGGAGTGACCGCCCACTTGCAGCGGAGTCTCCAGAGAAAGGGTACGAAATGACCCAGATACGCACCAGCAAGAGCCGTCAGCCCATCGTAAAGAATACCGCCAGGTACGTGGAGAACAACCCGATGAAATCTAAGTTTTACGTGACACCCGTGACTATGCTGCATAGGTGTAGTACTCTCCTAGTACAATGCGTTCCGCCGACGAACATCAAAGGACCTCTTTTTTCAATACACCAGTGGATGTAGTGAACAATGGTACCATTTAACTTGCTCCGTATTATGGTGGGGCTGGCGCGGCCAAGATGACCCTGTTGGCTCTGTCCACCCTTGGCTCTGTCCACCCACTTCCTAAGACCAAGCCCCAGCTACTTCACCACAGAGGACATACTCCACATATACTGCCTGCTGAGTCTGAAAGAGGCGCTGAAAGGAGGGTTGTTGTGACCCAGGTGACTTTGCATTATTATAGAGGGGATGTGCACAGAACTCACGTTATCAGACTGGTGCATAATTGCTTCCTGATGCTGAGAGGGCGGCTGAGATGAACCTGTTAAAAATCAGGCTGTACGATAAGGTCCCCGATTGGCCCGTTTACTTCTTTTCACCCAATCGGGTGACCCACAGGTGCTGTGTGCGCATGACCTACAGGTGCTGTGTGCGCAGAGCGTTCCAGAAATCCTCCACGAGTATACTCGTACTTAGGGGAGGCGCACGATGACCCTGGTAAATGTGCATCTGTTCTATGGGTACCCGCCCACAGACTTGCAGCACCACATCGAAGTTTCGTATTCCATTGACATCGTGGACGTACCCGAGGACCTGATTCATAGGTATTACCCGTTCAGACTGAAACGACTCCTACGGGGAGGTAGACGATGACCCGGCTGAAGATGACCAACCACTATTCCCCCGTGGGGGAATCCCTATACTTTGACGGGCATGAGTGGATAGACTTCAGCACACCCCTCAAGAGTCGGGTTCATCGCCTATGCATCATCCGCCTACAACGGAGATTTAAGGAGTTTCCAGTATGACCCCGAAATCCCTTCCGACTTCCTACGAAGTGCGGCACACCTACCGCTGCCGACTACATGCCCACCCCGCCGTAAGTTTCCCTTTCCAGGACGCTCCTGCACCTTTTCTGCATTCCTCGGCGGTAATCCGACTGCAGATAGCCCTGGAGAAGAGGTATTCTTATGACCCCAATAGTCTGTTATGGCAGTAAGTCTACCCGGGAGATGCTATTCCGGGATGATTGGATCTTCCTGTACAGTCTCTGGGCTGGGTTTCGACACCCCGAGCAACCTACTCAGGTTGCTCACAGTGCCGTATCTCTCCTTGGTTACGCCTTATTTCGTAGACAGAGGAGGCTCCAGTGACCCTAGGAGATTTAACCAAATCACGTTTCAGGCACGGTACAAATTTCGATGATTCACCTTCGTATTTCGCACCGTGACCACCCATTGTACGAATCACGTTAGGAGTGTTTACCAAATGACCTCGATACTGACACCCAACCTTACCTACTATGCCCGTAACATCCGGCGGCCACCTCATCTATTCGATACGGAATGGTCAACTGTGCGTTCTTATAGCGTTAACAGGTTGTTCGCCAAGTTGCAGGTGGTGTGGGTGGTGTGGTGACTTCTTTCAAAACCGCCAAGCATCGACCTTCGCTCATAGCCCTATCCGTTGCTATTAAGGAGACTGCCCCTATGATTCCCGTACACTCCACCAGTCTCAGTTTGGCCAATCGAGTATGGTGGCATCGCCTAAATGTGTTTTCGAACCACCCGGCTCCGGGATCCCCTGTTCCAGATGTCCGCTACTCGATTATGGTTAGCTTGTGCACCAATATGGGTGGTGCACTTTCTTACAATTTCATTATGCGAGGATACCGTCGATGACCCCTTTGGAGCTGACATAACATCCGGTCGTCACAGCCTACTGCCGAGGTTGGACAGAGGCCGGTTTATTTGCATAACCTTACTCCTCGATTAGTAATTTCATCCGGTTGCCTACTTCACAAGTACGAGCTAACCTACAAACACCCAACCGAAAGGAAGACCCAAATGTACAGACACGGTGACCTATTGATCGTAAGCGCCCCCATCCCCCAGGATGCAGTCGTAACTCCGACAGACATCCTCGCGTACGGTGAAGCTACCGGCCATCATCACAAGCTGGTTCCATTCAGCCTGGATGAGAAATACCTGGTTTCGGAAGCCCGCCCCTCCGGCGGTTACGACGCCGAGTTCATCTCAGGTGCGGAGCTGCTCAAGCGTCAGCCTGTAGACTACATCGGAGGCAAGAAGGGGCCGGTCCTGTTCGAGAAGGACGGGGAGCTGTGGTTCCGATGCGAGAGCACTGTAGCCCTTACTCACCAGGAGCACAGCACCATCCTGCTACCTCCCGGCGACTACCGTAGCATCATTCAGCGGGAATACCAGCCCAAGGCCGTTCCCAGACGGGTGATTGACTGAAATGACCAAAGCACAAAAAGACGCAATCGCGCAGCAGATTCGCGACAAGTGGACGCAGTTCGCTCTGGGAGGGGACGTTTCCATCGCCCCTTCCATTGTGGATTCCGTTCAGTGGGTGTATAGCCTGGACAAATTGCAGGCACCTCCGGTGTTTGTAGCGGGCAGCCCGTACGGCGCTCAGGTGGTGGCCAACTATTTGACCTCCCCCGACGCTGTGCGGTCGTTGGCAGCTTCTGACCCGTTCATCGCTGGGGTGATTGCCGACACCGACCTGCAGTTGGAGAACCACGGAATCAAGCTGTCCCCCGTCCAGGGCCTCAAATCCCGAGTGGATAGCCTGGCCTTCTTGGACTCCGTTACCAAACACCCCTTTACCAGTGAGAACGGTGCCCTGACGTACTTCGATTTCAACTACACAGGGATCGGGTACGACACTTCGTGGACCTCGTTCTACGAGTACTTGTGCGAGATTAAGGAGTCGGTTAACCCCGATGACGACTGCTACAAACAGGTGGTAAGCTACTTGAAGTCAGGGGTGTGGGACAGCATCTTCTTCCTGGAAGCCGCTGTCGTATGCCGCAGACCTGCCGAGTCTCACTTTGACGACAACACCCGGCTACACAACCTTCGTGGTCCCGCAGTAGCCTGGTCTGACGGGTACGAGAACTACTTCATTCACAACATGTCTATCAACTCGGAATGGATCAAGAAGCCGGAAACCCTGTCTCTGGATGTGATCCTCAAGGAGCAGAACGTCGAACTCCGCCGAGCTATGGTCGAGATTGTTGGGATGAAGAGGTTCCTGTCCGAAGGCAGGGCTGTGGTCGTAGACTCCTGGGTGGACGGTGGAAAACAGTCGGGCGACTTGGTTCGCCTGGAGGTTGAAGACGACGAACCCGTTCAGGTTTACATCTACAGGGACCCCAGCACTGGCAAAGAGGGGCCATTGCGGGTGCCACCTGACATCACTTCTGCGAAAGATGCTGTAGCCTGGACCTACAACATTCCTCCAGAAGAGTACAACCCTCTGGTGGAGGCTTGATGGCAACAACTCACAAAGAGATGTACACCTTGGTTGATGAAAAGACCGAGATGCCTGTCGAATCGGCAGTCGTAGACGGCAAAATGGTGCTCAAGCTGGGGGACTTCCGAGTCAGTCAGCACGACATCGTCAACCTTTGCGGGTCACTCCTGCGAACCATTATCCTTCACGCCAGTGAGATGCCTGAGTTCAGGAGTATCCCTCCTTCTCGTGCGGTACACCCTATGGCGGCTGTAGACGAAATGCAGAACAGAATGGAGCAGCTCAAATCAGAGATCGTACGCAATGCGCTGTCCACCGTCATCAACAAGGACTTCGTACCAGAGGCGGTGCTTGCAGTACATTTCGACGTTTGCGCCGAGCAGCCGAAGCTCATTTCCAGTAACGGAAATCCGATGGGAATGAAGATAACCCACGTAGTTCCGTCTTTTGTAGCGTTCCCGGCAACTCCTGAAGAGGGAGTCAGGGCAATCAGGTAGAACCAGTCTGTATACACCCTTCCTTAGTGCCTCTGCGGCCCCCTCCGCAGGGGCTTTTTTTATTACCTATTGCCTGATTGGTACGCATATACTATTCTGCAAAGGATGAGTAGCCGTTCCGTAAACAGCAACCTGCGCTGGGTTTTTGACGAATTTATGCAAAACCCGGACCCGTACGACCTGCGTCCGACCATAGCATCTCTGGAAACTCTGGCCGTAGAGTTGCGCGATGCGGTCGAAACCAACAACGCGCAGAAGCGTCACGAGTTCTACCAGAAGGTATCGGTCGCCTCAGCCAAGGCCGTATCCAGGCGTCACGAAATCGAATCTCTCGGCCTGGACCGGGACCAGCTTACCAACTTCGTTATGGACTTGGCCGAGGAGCTGTATGAAGCGGTACGCCGTTCGTATGAAGCTACGTTTGGAACCTCATTGACTATCACCCCAGACCAGGCAAAAGTTATGGCCACCATTGTGGAGGCCAAGGGTAAGATGGTCGAGCGGTACAAGAAGATGGCTGAGAACACTACCGTGGCCCTGGATTACGATGACCAGTTGCTTGCACTCATCATTCAATTCCTGTCTCAGGTGGTCATCCCGAATGTATCGGATATGCGAGAGAGAGCTGCAATAGCCACGGCAGCCAAGGCATTCTTGCCCACCCGAAGCCTGACGGCCCCTAAATGAAGGACCGCATAGTCTTACAGAACGGCCGGTTGCCCAGCAAGAGGGACATCCTCTTTGCCAAGATAGGGGAGCTTCTCGACGCCAACAACAATATGGCTTCAGCTCTGGACGGAAAGTTCCAGCCCAACCCCAACCAGCAGAAGCTGTTCGATATGATTGAGCACTCCGAAGTGCCTATGGACAAGTGGATTCACATGCTCCTGTTCGGCCCCCGTGGGTGTCTGAGCGAAGATACTGTTGTCCCTTTTGTCATTCGGGATGAAGAGGGAGGAATTGTCAATAAAAAGGGCGGGACTATTTCCCGCTTGTATGAAAGATTCCATCGCATCCGGGTTGGCGGTAAAGGCAAGAACCGAATCGTACCTTTGGGTTACACTTTTCATCTGCCTTCTGTGGATGAGGCTACAGGTATCATATCGACTAACCGCATATTAGACGTCATCGACAACGGAGTTAGGCAGACGTACACTTTAACCACAGACAGCGGACGTACAATCGAAGCCACAAGCAATCATCCGTTCCTCATCCCATCGGGTCGGTACGTTCCTCTTGGCGATTTGAAGCCAGGGGATGGCGTTATGGTGCACGCCAATGTGAGGAAAGAACCATATTGCGCCACCGAGGAGAAAGTGGTGAACATAACACCCTCTAAGGTAACGAGGGTGTACGATATTACGATGGAAGCCCCGCATCACAACTTTCCTGCCAATGGGTTTTTTGTCCACAACTCAGGGAAGAGTATAGGTGCTTACGCGTATACCATAAACTGCTTGACGAAGTACCCTGGTTCAAGGGCGCTCGGTGTGCGTACCACCAGTACGGACATCAAAGACAGCATCTACGGCGATTGCGTGAAGTTCTTGAACCGGTACGGTATACCCTACACCCCTAACGTATCGGATACCACGCTGACTCTGGCCAACGGCTCGGTGTTCCGAATGCGGTCTGACAAGGCCCTAACCGATTCTCACTCTGACAAGAGCCACGCCCTGGGCTCTACGTCCTACAACATCGTGATTTTCGAAGAGGCCGACTCCATTTCCCAGGAGCTGGCTATCTCGATGGCCGGTTCTATGCGCCACCCCGGGAAGTTTCGCAAGGTCATCTTCTACCTGTGCAACCCGCCTTCCAAGCGCCACTGGCTGTGGAAGATGTTCCACGAAGGTAATGACCCGTACAACGACGCTTCCTCCAGGCGACGGGCTCTGTACTGTGCGGCTGAAGATAACGTGCAGCACGTAGGCACCGGGTATGTGGAAGCAATGCGAGAGGACTTTGGTATGAATCCTAATCTGGCCAAGCGACTGGGCTACGGCTTGCCCGGAGCCGACGTGAAGGGCACCCCCTACTTCGCGCAGGATTTCGTCAAAGGCATCCACGTCAGCGAAGTACCGCTGGTCTGGAACCCGGCGTACCCCCTTCAGCGGGGCTGGGACTTCGGATTCGAGGGTATGGCTATGGTAGTCCTCCAGGCCGACCCGGACCTGAATCAGATTCGCGTGTTCCGGGCCATTCTGGAGCAGCAGAGCTTGATCGACCCGTTCTGCGATAAGTGGCTACCCATCCTGGAGAAGGATTTCCCCGGGGCGGTTTGGGAGGATTACGGTGATCCGGCCGGTAGGCAACAGACCCACAGGAGCGCCAAGACTGACTTCGATGTGCTCAAGGAACGAGGCTTACGGCCCAAGTACTCCGTATCGGGGGTGGCTTGGGGGCTGTCGGTCATCTCCAACCTTCTACGCACCTTCCACAAGGGTCGCCCGAAGCTCATCATCTCCCCAGAAGCCGAGTTGTTGGTGGAAGCCTTCGAGGGAGGCTACTGCAATATGAAGGGGGTTACCGACACGGAGCCCCGACCCAAGAAGGATGGTGTATACGACCACATCTTCGACGCCTTCAGGTACATCGTGGTATGCTTGCGCCAGCCCAGCATCGAGTATGTACGCGGGGCTCGGGCCGGGTACGTCAGTATGGCCGAAGGCGATGACCTCTTTGCAAAAGACCTGACTAGGAGTAATGTACTGAGAACCCAAAGTAGAGGTATCCAGGTGCCACCGCGCCGAGGATTTGGAGGTAGCCTTCTAAATGGATAGATTTGGCACGCTGGCGTACGGTTACGACGGAAAGAATCCTCTGGTCAACCGCAAGGAACTGGAGGAACACGGGGTATATGAGGACGACTCCGCTATTCAGGCCCCCTCCACCACCGGTCACGAAGACAAAAACGAAGATGTCTATACCCAGGCTTTGCTGGAAGCGTTCAAAAAGGTGTGGGACATCGAAGATTTGCGGTACACCCCCATCAAGAACCGTATGCTTGCAGCGTGGCATCTGTACCACATGACCTACGAGAAGAACATCGACGCCGACCAGAGCGATAAACGGTACCCGGCGGCTATGATGCTGGTCGAGCGTATCGCTTCTCAGTTTATGAGGATGATTGATTCCACCCCGAACTGGTTCCAGCCGGTGGCTCTCATCCCTCAGCAACAGGTGCTATACAACCTTGTGAAGCGGTTTGTCCGATGTATTACCGACAAGCGCGACAGCTACAACCACGAGTTCTGGGCGATGATTGAGGAGGGGTTCAAATCCGGCATCATCGGGGGGCAGATGATTGCCCAGATTGTACCGATGGAGGACGAGCAGAAGATATTGGCTCAGCCGTCCGAACAGGACAACGAATGGTTCGATATGCTCTCCTTGCTAGACACCTTCGTCGATAACCCCGATGCCGACAAGAAAGGGGAGCGCCCCTTCATTCCAAACCCCTCCATCCCCAGGCTCTCGCTTACCACCTTGCCTGCTGAGAACTTCCTGATGGATTCCACCGGCCACAACCGGTATAGAATGTGGACTCAACTGGTACCAGTTGCCACCGTGTTTGACCAAGCTGCTGCCAAAGGTTTCGACGAAGAAGCCCTACGCCGGGCCAAGCAGAAACGCGCTGGTGGCATCTCTGACTCCAACAAGTACACGTTGTACACCCGGGAAGGCATGGGTGTTGATACCAACCCACCGGAAGGTATGATGCGCTTGCACTTCTTTGAAGGCACCCTTCCAGACCCGGTACGTGGGGCGGTGCTGTTCACCAAGAAGATTATGGTGATGGCCAACGGGTGCGAAATCATCTTGAAGCCTACCCCAATTCCGTTCTGGGATGGTGGGTTCTCCACGATTCACGGGAAGTTCATCTCCCCTCCTCACAGCGTGTACGGTAAGGGTATCCTCAGCGAGAACGCCGATAACCTGGACGTGAAGAACGATGTCATCAACCGCCTGCTGGATTGGGTACGCGCGGTGCTGAATCCGGGGTATGAAGAAGACCAGGACAAACTGGACGAGGAGGAACTCCGCTCCCCCAGGGGGATGTTCCCCGGCCGAATCATCCGTACTCGGGATACCAACGGGCAGCCTGTATACCGGGCAATCAGCCCCGGCGAAATCCCTCAGTCCTTCTGGAACGTGTTCCAAGTGCTAGACGCCTATTCCCAGACATCGGATGGAACAAATGGGATGCTTGCAGGAGGCACCCGCACCCGAGGCCGTATTACTGCCGACGAATTCAACACCCGTCAAGCCGATTCTAGCACCCTGTTCTGGGGAATTTTCCAGGGATTGGAGCGATGGCTGGCCGAGCTACTCCGCATTTACTTCCTGCGCACGTTGCAGTACACCCCTGACCGGGTATGGTCGGACTGGGTGAAGATAGAGGCCAAGGCTCTGATACCTAAAGGCATCGAACCCAATCTGGCAGCACAGTGGCAGCAGATGTTTGACACGGTCGCATCGTGGGATTCCGAAACCCGGTACCGCCTGCTGGGCGGGTACTTCAGCTTCTCGGTCAAGGTGTTCTCGGCCCTGGCTGAGCGACAGGCCGAAATCGAGAAAATCACCTTTATGCTACGTCAGCTTGCACAGGTGCAAGGCGCATTCCAGTCTCTGCAGCTCCCCAAGATTATGCTCAAGATGGTGGAAGCCTTCGGATGGGACCCCGAAGAGGTCCTGAATCCGGCGGTTATCCCCATTCCTGACACGGATTTGCTACCCCCCAGCCCCACTGACCCCAAAGGTGGAGTACCTGAGCAAGAAGATGAAGGGCTGGATTTGTCAGGTGGGGCTATGCAAGCACTGATGTCGGGTATGGGTCAGCTAGCACCCAATCAAACAGCCCCTATTCCAGGCGGGCCGAGGCAACCTAGTGTTAATCCTCCGCATCCTGTGGTAGAGTAGCGCAGGAGGAATGTACTATGGCAGATGAATTCTCCGTATTCCCGCTGAAATACGAGATTGCCTCGAAAGGACCCAGTCCCCACGAGGCAAAATTCCCGAAACCTGGTTCTCCTAACCGAGGCCCCGGGTATTTGGGAAGGGAGATGAGCTTGGAGGACTATCGGTGCTCGGAGTCTCATTCCCCCAGGTACGCTGAAATCCTGACAAAAGAAGTCAGAAAGTAGGAGGTGACACATGCCCGAGTGGAAGCAGAAGTTCACCAACCCGGCTAAAACCGGTGAGGACCAAGGAACCACGTTCATCCATACCAAGGTCGAAGACGCAATGTCGGAGATCCCCAAGGCTAAGCTCAACAATGAGCACGTGACTCGCGGCGAGAATAAGTTCTCGCAGTACCCCAAGGCTATCTAACGTGCTGGATTGGACCGGTGAGCCCGCCTCAGTTGCCGAGCAAATCCTTTTGGATACACTCACCAAGCAACGAGAGCGACTCATTGACAAGCTGGCCGATGCAGAGCCTTGTTTTGACTCTCTCCTCGCCCTGCGTGCTGAGGCCATTTGCATACGACAGATGACCAAGGACGCGCACACTGAAATTAACAGGCACTATCGCCCGCCTAACGGTGAAAGGATCGGACACAATGGCATTCGCACCAGGCCCATTCGGGAGCAGTAGCAGCCCGGAACCCGGGTCGTCGCAAGCCGGGGAAGAAGTAGCTAAGCTGCAAAAGCAACTGGAGGAGGTGAACAGCAAGTTTGAAGCACAACGCAACTTGCTGCTTCAGTCTACCAACAATCATTCGCAGGAAATCAGTTTGCTGAGGAAACAACTCAGTGAAGCGGTTTCTCGCAATACGGGTAGACCGGAGCCCGCAGCCCCATCTGGTAATTCAGACAACTGGATGGAGTTTTTAGGCGTGAATCCTCAACAGTCGCAACCGCAGCAGCAACCTCAACAGCCTCTTACTGCCGAAGAAGTTCGCAGAATTTACCAGGAAGAGGAGGCCCGCAAGCAGCAAGCGCACGCCCAGGAGCACCAGAAAGTGGAGCAACTGAATGCTCGGTTTGCTGTAGAGCACCCCGAACTGGCCAAAGACCCGAATGCGGTTACCCTGATTCGAAACCAGTTTCTGGCCCTGTCTCAGGTACGTCCCGACTTGACCGCCGAGCAGCGATACCAATTCGCTATCGACAACGTAGTCAAGGACGTATTACCTAACCTGAAGATCCAGCAGCCTGTTAAGGAACAGCCCAAACCCAAAGCCACCAACAACCCCTATATGCCCAACATCTTCGCAGCCCCTCCAGGCCGTGGAAACGTCCAGGAAATTATGGGTATGGTGGATACCCGGAGCGAGAACGAAAAGTTCGCTGACCGGGAAAAGCAAATGCGTGAATGGCAGAAGTCGCGTAATACTTCGCTGTTCGGCATTTGACTTAAGTCATTCGTACTGGATATAGTACGAATATACTCCTCGCTAAGTATTACGGAACGGACCCCGCTGGCTTTATGACCAGCCCCAGGAGAGTAACGCGAGGTCAAAGTCAACTTTGATATTACTCTCTTTTGGAGGTCGCAATGATTCGCAAAACGAATGTAGCGCCAACCACTGCTCAGGTAGGAGGTTGGTATACACTCAAGCTGAGCGACACTGTGCGTGTAGCAGCTCAGCCCAATATGGTGTTCTCACAACTGTGCCGCCCGGAACCTCGCTTCGGGCCCCACATGGGCGACACCCTTCAGTTCAACAAAATCGGTGACATGAACAACACCGGTGTGGAAATGACCGAGGATGGAGACGTCCCCGAAGGGGAATACACCCAGACTTACGGCACCTGCACCGTGAAAGAGTACCGAAACAGCATTCGCCTCAGTCACTGGGCCAGCATCTTCAGCGAATTGTCGGTGGTGGATGCCGCCATCATCTCGTTGACCAATGAGGCCCGCAAGACTCTGGACAAGATTGCTGCGGCTCCCTTCCTGACCTGCGACTTGGTGTACACCCCTACCGGTACCGCCAGTGCCAAAACCTACACCTTGTCCACCACCGGAACTGCTGGTGCTACGGCCACCCGCGAGTTCTCCTACTGGGATCACCAGAACATCATCGACTTGATGCGCGGCACGTATCGTATGCCTGGGTTTATGGGCGACGATTACCTGTGCGTAGGTACCACCAAGTTCCTGCGCAACCTGCGTACCGACACCGACCTGAACACCATTCGCCGCTACGTGGACAGCTCCAACAAAGCCATCCTGGCCGGTGAAGTCGGTGACGTGGAGGGGACCCGGTTCGTCCGCGAAACCAATGCAATGAACAACTCCATCGGTTCCGGTGGAGTTACCGGTCAGGCGGTGTACATCGCTGGCGACCCGGTCGTGATGCTGGAGGTTTACCCGTTCGAGATTCAGGCCGCAGTGGCTGATATGTACGGGCGATTCCGCACCCTGTCTTGGGTGTGGTTCGGCGGTTACGCACGCACCTGGAGTTGGCCCACCGATTCTCAGGCCCGCCTTATCCGCGTGGATTCGCTGTAATAGCAGGAAGGAGGAGCAACAACAATGGAAGGATTAAATCCCCTAGGCGGTAGATTCCAAACTCTGCACTCGTTCTGCATTCAGAGCGCGACTGTGGATATGAAGGGGTCCACCGGAGATCAACTGACCTTCGTCGTACTCCACGATAAGATCGAGCTGATGTTGTTCGGATTCGAGGTTATGGCCGCCGGTGGCGCTATGACCGTGGCCGGACAACTACGCCTTGACAAGATTCCGTTGAACAACGGTACCCGAGTCAATGGCGTAAACGCCAACGCGACTGTTACCTGGGCGGGAGCCACTGCAAGCATCTACAGCAAGGTCACCAGTGACCTGAACCTGTATGCCACCGCTGTATCCCCCTCTCCAGTGGCCGGGCCCGAATCCCGACCCACCGCAGTACGTGGTGACGTGCTTATCGTCAACCTCATCACTCAGGGCACGGGTGCAGGTGCTCAAACGGCTCGTCCGTTTATCCTGTACCGCGAACGTCCGTTGACCTAAAGGAGCCTATGCAAGCAGCAGTCCTAGTTGCACCCAAGTCCTTCAATCCGCGCGGTAATTACGTGATGTACGCGGGAGAGTACCGGGCCTCCGTCTTTGTCCAGGATGGGCATATGTTCGGCGAGAACGGGGACGACCTGGTATATACGTACAATACCGACCCGGACAAGGCGCGGCACCGTAACGTGCTTTATTGGATGAATTACAATGGGTACGCGATAAATGCCGAACTCCGCTCTGAGGTGCTCAAGATGCGGCGCAAAGCCGAGCTTGAGCAACGCATTGCGGAGGAAATGGAGCGACTGGATCAGGCTCACAAGAGGGAGCTGGAGGAATTGGAGAAGGAGCTGCAGGAGGCCCGGCGACGGGACCGCCAACGCAACCTCGGACCCATTCCTCCAAACCCCTCAGATCGGGTCATCCCGGAATTGGAGCTGTCGGAAACCGAGGAGCAGATTCTGTCTTCTCTGGGGCAGGATTACGCTATGCCTCCCCTTTCCGACGACGAGGATTTCCAGGACCCCGACTACGAAGCGGCGACCGCTCACGAGCTGCCGCCGTCTGCGCCTGCTCCGGCTACAGTGCGCCGAGGTAAAGCCGTTCGGCGCTAAGGAGGGGTATGTCGTTAGAACCAAACACTCTGGCTGAAATCAAGGCACAGATTCAAAGCAGGTTCCCCAGATGGAGCACCGACTTTGAAGCTCTGCTCGACACCAATATGGAGTCCTGGCTCTACGAGCTTAGTGATTACCCGTATTGGTTCCTGACGATTCAGCCCGGGGATTTGCTCTCGACAACCTCCGCCCCCATTAACCTGGCCGGTCTTCCTAACCGAGGACCGGCCGGGTCGCAATGGGTGGATTCCGGGTTCCTGCGTACGGTGGCCGGGCAAGCTGCTTACGATTTCTACCACCCCCTGGATATGGAAGCGTTTCAAGCGGCCCCAGCCACTGCAGCCTGGTTTCAGCCGTGCAAGATTCAGCTCGTGGACTACGTTCAGGAATTCGACAGCAACAAGAACTTCGTGCAGTTCTTGCAGGTAGCCGATATGGTGGACGCGCTGGGGTACAACCCCTACCGCCAATCTAACCGGCCCGTTCAGTGTGTCTGGCGAAAGACCGAGACTAAGAGCACTCTTATCTTTCAGCCCACCCCCGACAAGGCGTACCTGTACGCTGTGCAATTTGTACTATCCAACCCGCCTCTATACTCCAATGGCGGTCAGACGTACAACCGGTGGTTCACGTTCTGCCCCGAGGCGGTGGTGCTGTACGGTTTGATGAAAGCCGCCGAGTTTTTTATGGAGACAGCTCTCCAAGAGAAGTATGAGCAAGAGTTGTACGGATCCCCTCCCAAGGGAGCCAATCTGAAAGCAGTCCCCAAACTAGGGGTGCTAGGCAGGCTAAAGAAAGAAACTGCCCGCCAAAAAGAGAAGATGTACAAGAAGCTGCGGTGGTGGGAATCCCAGGCCCAGGCCACAGGTCAAAACGGGTTGCGCTACCCCGGCCCCCAAAGCAGGCTCCGGTTCGTCTTGCCTCAGTACAGGACCGGCCTTAACTGGTGAACCCGACCAGCCAGTTAAAGTCCCTCCCTATTTCCGATGTAGGGTTGGGGCTATACACTGACGTAAACCCTCTGCAAATCCCGTTAGGAGGTTGCGAGAGTTGTTCGAACATGGTTTGGGTAAATGGCTATCTGCGAGCGCGGCCTGGCGTAGCTACCGCTTTCACTCCGGCACCGAACGCCAACTCCGTAACTCACTTGAACTTCTACTCGGACCTGAGTGGGAATGTGCAACTTATGAGATTGTCCCTGAGCGGGACCACACTTTCTTTGCACAGACACAACGGGAGCTGGAATCTTGTATCCGGCGCAATCTCCGGCGGTTCCTCCGCTATCCAACCAACTTCTTGTAACTTCAAGGGTTCGTTCTGGTTCACCACCGGTGATGGGGAGCTGATGCACTATGACGGTACCACCTTGAGTTCCGTCGATTCCCTTCAGTCCGACGCCATCCTTAAGGTGTTCGACAAGCCTCGTATCGTAGTGGCGGGGGATTCTCGACTGTTCATCGCCGATTGCCACGACGCTTCAGACGGCACCGGTACCCGGGTCCCTTATCGAATTGCCTGGTCTGACTTCCTGGACGGTACGGTTTGGAAGGGCGGAGTAGGCGCAGGCTCCAGCGGTTTTGTGGATTTGCCTAAGAACAATGAGCCCATTACCGGTTTGTATTACTCGAACTCTGGAATCTTGGTGTTCAAACCCAATCGCATTTACCTGGGGTATGCAGCGGGCCCTCCGAAAAACTACGACTTCCGCGAGGTTGTGTCTGGTATAGGCTGCGTATCTCACGCCACCATCAAGCAGTACCGAGAAGGAATCATCCTGTGGCTGGGTGACGACAACATCTACGCAGGGGGCATCAACCGGCAACCGCAGGCCATCGGCGACCGCATTCGTCCTAGACTCCGGGAAGCTCTATTGCTATCCTCCATCGACAAAGCCAGGGCTGTTATCGACCGGCAGAATCATCTGTACCATCTCTTTTTGCCTGACGGGTCGGCCGACCACAGCGGCGAGAACCTCCGAATCTTTACCGTGAACCTGAAGAACGGGAGCTGGTGGGAAGGTTCGTTCTCTGCTGAGGGGCTGAACATCACGGATGGGTTGGAGTACCGAGATGCCCCTTGGAGCAACCGGTTGCTATTGGCCACCATCGACGGCCGAATCCTGGAGTATTCCTTCAGCAATACGTCGGATGCGGGCGTACCATTCAGTGCATCCTGGGTGAGTGGTACGATGTCGGTGAAATCGTTCGTAAACTCCATCGACCAGGCATCTTTACAGATGCTGCGGATAGTCAGCCCCAACGAAGCTGCGGCCAAAGCAATGACGTTGCAAGCATTCATAGGGCAAGGACTGGACCGATTTGTCTCTAGCACCTTCGGGGTTCAGACCATAGACGGTGCAAGCAATATCTATACCAGTGCCCGCCCCAAAGCAGGCGAAACTATGAAGATTTCTCTGGCTACTGCTGATAGCTCCTCGATGCCCAAAATAGCCTCTATGAGTCTCGGAGTTATTCCGGTGACTCTGAATGTGAAGAGATAATGGATTCGCTTACATCTCTGGCCAACAAGGAAGTCAATTATCAGGCACAGGTCTGGAACCTGGAGTCGCGCCAGCCTAGCCCTATTGTGATGTACGCCGGCGTGGTGAACGACATTACCACCGACTGGGTTTTGCTGTACCACGTCCCTGAAGGTACCTTCATCGAGCTGCAGGAGATTCGACTATTCAATGGGGACATAGCCTCTCACGACTTTAGATTGGCTATCGTCAGCCCTGACCAGACTGCCCCCACAGGCAACAGTGCCAACCAGCTCGGCATATACTACGAGGCCACAGTGGCCAGCACGAAGTCAGCCAAAGAGGACGCCAAGCTGGGGCTATGGCCGAACTGGTCTATATACGGCTGGTCTGATGCCGCAGCCGGAGAGTACTTCAACGCCCTTCTCAGTGGGCTGGTTGTGAGTTACCTGTCGTGATTGCCAGGCAAGCTCAAATAGAAGACTGGAACGGGCTGAAAGCCTGTTGGCACTCGCTGAAGGATTCTCGCCACGCCTGGAAGATTCACGGTGACGAGGCGGTTCTTCGGTCCTACTTCTCTCTGTCGCTGGTTCACCCGGTGTTCGGCGTGCTGGTGCTAGTGGATGATAGCACCGGTGAAGTACACGGATTTGCAGTGCTCCAGGAATGCGTGAATTCGTCTATGGATACTTCCGGTCAGGGTATGGTGAATGAGCCTCATTCATTCATTCGCGCTCTGTACGTAAAATCAGGGACTGCCCCTGAGCATTCTGCTATGCTAGAATCCGAGATGAAGAATTGGGCCATCCGTAGGAACCACCTGTACCTGTGCGGAAACTGCCGAGCAGACTTCCCAGATCGCTTCGCAAAATTGTACGGGTATGAAGTATCCCACGTGGTGGTAAAGAAGTCCCTGAAGGAGGTGAGGTAAGATGGGATTTGGCGGCGGTGGTGGCGGCGGAGAGATTACCCAGTACAATCCGCAACCCAATGATCCTCACCCTGAACTGACTGGGCGGCTGGTTAACTCCTCTATCGACTCCTTGCGGGTGTTCCGCCCCTTCGGTGTTCACGGGGCAGGGTACCAGATGGCCAACCTTAGCCCTATGGGACAAATCTACACCCCTGGGCCTAACCAGTCACTGTACGGGAACCCGTACACGACGACCGGACACCAACCATACTTCGGCGCATCCCCTCAGTATCCGACTCAAATCGGTATGGGCGGAGGCTCTGGTGGAGGTGCAGGCGCAGGCGGTGCAAGCAACAACACAGGATCTGGAGACAAACTCAGTGGATATGTACCACCAGCTACAGGGGCACTTCCGGCCGGAAGGGCTTACACCCAAGGAGGGGACCTTCTGGGTATGCTCAACGCCGCGCTGGCTACTCAGATTATCAATCCAAATCCTGGCGGGAATCCTGGATCTGGTGCTGGCCCTGGTGGTGGTGCTGGCTATCCCGGTTTGCCTCCTTGGGCTAATCCTCCGCAGCCTGATCCACAAGTAGGGGCTACCACCCCACCTCCTGCGGCAGCCTCGCCACCGGCATCTCCCAGTGTGTTCGAGGCTCCAACCCCTCCGGCGTATGACCCGGCAGTAGGTGGTCTAGGTATGGCTGACCCCTGGGCTGGTACTACCAACGCGCAGGGCGTAGCCGGAGGTACCAACTGGAATCCTGACGGCACCTACAACGCGCAGGGGGCCTACTCGCCTATTGCCACCTGGGTGGACGCGAATGGGCAGCCGGTGGCCAATAATCCACAGGCGGTGCAAGCATATACCGCTCAAGACCCTTGGGTGTATACCCCGGGCGGCCCTATGCCTGAACCTCCTCAGAACAACCCGTATGCCCCTCCTGGCGGGTATGCAGGACAGACTCAGCAACAGCCTCAGCAAGGGGGTGCTAAGTAATGGGAATGCAACAGGGAGGCAGTCAGCCCCAACAACCACAGCAGGGACAGCAGCAACAGCAGCCTCCGGCTCAGGGGGTTACTCCTACTGGAGCGCCTTTCGCCAACGTAGGCAGCGGGAACAATTTCGGTTTTGGTACGAGTCCGGCAGTCAATCAGGTAGGTGAGCAGGTACCCGACGCACCTCCGGGGGCTACCCTGCCAGGCCCTATCCCAGGGGCTCCGCAAGCTACCCGGAATGCCTTTATGCCTGCCGTGTTCACGGCACCGTATTACAATGCAGCAGCTACCGCCGGGAATTTGGGTACGATGCAGACTGCCGGTGTAGCGCCTTATGCTGCCAACTTTATGCAGCAGCAATTCTCGCCGACTCTGAACCCTATGGAGCAGAGCTTTATGCAGGCAGGTTTGTCCAATGCCTCCAGAGCCCTGGAGCAGGGGATGCTGCGGCAGGAGTCTCAATTCGAGGATACCCCGTTTCACTCTGCTCTCCCCCGGGCGCAGGGTGACGTTATGAGTCAGGTGGCTGATTCTCTGATTGGTCAGGGCTCTCAGTTGGGATTGCAGAGGATGCAGATGGCAAACCAGCTGGCACCCTTCCCGTTTAACTACGGGTTGCAAGCAGCGCAGGTTGGGCCTAATATGTCGGAGAGGTATTTCAATCTGCTGAACAACGCATACCAGCAGTACACCACGTTGCCCCTGGCTACGTATTCTCAGATTCCGATACCCAGTCCGGTAGTACAAACGAACTCAGGCGGCGGAGGGAGTAAGCTATAATGGCCAGACAGCAGGAAGCTACCGTAGTACAGGGCGGTGGGGGCAACAAAGGCGGAGGCATTTTAGGCAAAGCCCTGAAGGCGTTTCTGCCTATGGCCGCAGGTGCCGTGGGCGGGCCCTACGCAGGAGCTGCCGCCAAAGCTGCTACCGGGTTTCTGACCGGTGACCCTTCTCAGATGGCCGAAGGCGGGGCCGACGTCGTCAAGCAGATGGGCGGAGAAGAGACTCCCGAGGAAGCCAAGAAGGGCGATAACGAAGAACCGGTGATGGAGGATGGGGAGATTCTCGGGACAACTGCGGCTCAGCCGCCTGCCCCACAAGCCCCCGCTCAGCCGGAGCTTCCCTACACCCCTGAGCAGTTGCAAGAGCAGGAGTTGGCATTCCGGTTCATCGACCAGAACCTGCCAAACCTGCCGGTATTCTTGTCCCAGAACCCTGAGATGTTCCCGGCATTTCGCGGGTTCCTGGACCAGGCAGAGACTCGATACAGAGGAGGACCCCAACAGTGAAGAAGCCTATGAGTGACAGCAAGGTGAACGCCAAGCACGCCAGCTTAGGTACCATCAAGACCAACAAGCTGGCCGGTATGCCCCTGCCCAAGAAGAAGGGTAAGTAATACGGCCACAAGGAAGAGGAGGTGCAAGCAACATGCCACAGACCGACGAACTGAGAGAAGAGGAGTACACTCGTGCGTCTTACCCCGACTACACGAGTGCTGCGGACGATGCTGAGGCGTTGCTGGCACGTTATGCAGATTTAGACCGAGGGTACAAAGGTGAGCATCTATCCCCAGAGACTCAAGCGCAAGCCGAAGAACTCCGCAGACTGCAAGCAGATGCAGAAGCAGAGGGAGAGACCGTCGAGCACGAGGCTGCAGAGACCCCGCAGCAAGAGGCCAGTGAAGAGGACGGGTACGAGGAAGAGGGAGAGGTCATCCCCGACGATGATATGGAAGGACCTGTCATCCCCGATGGAGAGCGCCTAGACTCCCCTCAGTCTTTGGTGGCTGAGCGAGCCGCCGCTGTAGGTACCGGTTTGGAAGAAGCTGCCAAGGGTGCAAGCGAGCTGACGGAAACCCAGAAGCTGGATGCATACATCAAGAAGTCGGTGGAAGACTGGGCGAAAAGTACCGGTAGGGATTACGAGGGGCTGTTTGCCAAATCGACTCCGAAACAGACTGGGCCTGCCGCTTCCCCCAGACCCGCTCCGCGCACCGGTGCCCCCGCTGCAGAGACTCGGGTGCAGACCAATGGTGGACAGCGTCGGCAGGATCTGGAGCGAGAGGCGTCTGGGTACCGAAATCAAGGTGGAGGAGCCCCAGCTCGTCCGAATCCTCCTGTCAAACCTGCAGAGAAGCCTAAAGTTGGCCGGTTTGACGACGGAGTACCC